TTACAAGTATCAATGCAGTCAACCACCACTTGTAGACTTCTGTCAGAGCGGTATTTGTGTCACAAGAAGGTTTGGTATTGACGCTTCTGAAAGAGACCCTGTGTTCGGTGGTCTAAGAAAGTACCTTACTGACCCACCACTATGGCATTTAGATATGGACGGGCAAACAATAGTATTAGAAACAAAACAATTACATAACTTTTCAATGTTCCAACAAAGATGTATGGAAGTATTAAATGTTTGTCCCCCTGATATGAAGAAGATTGATTGGGTAGCAAGATTAAATAATTTATTACAAGACGTACAAGAAGTAGATATGCCTTCTGATATGACTAAGAGTGGTCTAGTAGAAGAAGCTATATTAGATTTTTGTGTAAGTAGTGAGTCTACATCTAGATTAAACATACTATCTAACGGTGTGTTTAGAAACGAAATAGAAAATGAAAAGGACGAGTGGTGGTTTAGAGGTAAAGATGTTGTTACTTACATACAAAACTACAAAGGCATGAAGAATGTAAAAGAGGCAGAGATTTTTGATGAACTTAAAAAAATGGGTGCAAACAATATGGTCAAATGGATTGACAAGTCCATTGGTAATAAAAGTATTTGGTGTCTGAATGTTATTGAGATTGATAACTCTCATGTAACTGCAGATGATTTTAGAAAACAAGAAGAGACAAAGGAGTGGGAATGAACTGTTGGCATTGTGGTACACAACTTATTTGGGGCGGTGATTTTAATGGCGAAGACTACGGCGTAGAAGAAGAGTATTCAATGGTGACTAACTTGTCGTGCCCTAACTGCAAATCTTATGTCGAGGTTTATTATCCAAAAGAAAATGATGAATAGTACAAAGAAATTTTTTGGTCCTCCGGGTACAGGAAAAACTACTAAGCTACTTAATTTAGTAGAGAAACACTTGGAAGAAGGTGTGCAACCAGATAGAGTTGCATTTATTAGTTACTCAGTCAAAGCTGCAAATGAAGCTAAGACTAGAGCACAGATTAAATTAGGTTTAGGTATGGACGAAATGCCATACTTCTGCACCAGTCATGCTTTCTGTAAGAGAGCTATGAATATTGGGCGTGTTATGATTGGTGCAGACATAAAGGACTTTCTAGAGAAATATAGTTTTACACTAACTAAAAACTATCTGATGACTAGTAGAGGTTCTATCGCTTCATTACAAGACGACCCATACTTTAAGATTATCGAGAACGCAAAAATAAACTGTAGAACAGTTGAAGAAGAGCGATTACAAACTCCTTTGAATGAAAGAGATGGTGTAAACCCTACAATACTTATGGCTATTGCAGAGGCGTGGGAGATATTTAGAAAAGATACACTGCCAGAGATACATTCTTTTGCAGATATGATTGAGGTATTTATAGAGAAAGGTAAGACACCTCCGTTAGATGTATTAGTTGTAGATGAAGCACAAGATTTAGCAGAGCTAAACTGGAGACTTGTAGAGAAGTTAGCCAGAGATATACCTACCATATATATTGCAGGAGATGATGACCAAGCCATTTACGAATGGAACGGAGCAAAACCAGAGAGGTTTGTAAGTTTCTCTGGCGAGTCCGTGGTCCTTGACCAATCGTTTCGAATTCCTAAGAAAGTACATACATTAGCAGAGAAAATATCTAAACGTATAAAAAACAGGCAAGAGAAAGATTATGAACCTAGAGATAAAGAAGGTTTGGTAGAGAGAGTATCTCATACTGACATGTTGCCTATAGATAGAGGGCAATGGCTGATATTAGCGTCATGTGATTACATGTTGCAGGACTCTTCTAAAGGTTACGGCATACGTCATGACTTAATAAAGAAAGGTATTCCATTCTCACACAATCACTACAGATATATACCTTTGAAGATGATTGCAGCAGTAGATGTATGGAACAAACTGACAAAAAGTACAGAAAGCGTGTTGACCATGTCAGAACTTGCAGACCTTTACAACTACTTAGGTAAGACAGAGATAAAAAGAGGATTTATAACTAAAGTAATAAATGACCCAAACAAAGCACAAAAAATAACCAGACAAGAAGCAATAGATAACTATGGACTAATGGAAGAGTGTTTAGAGAAAGAATGGAAAGATGTATTCACTAGGACAATAGATGTAGCTAGAAGGTCTTTTATAGAGAAAGCTATCGCTAACGGCGAAGACTTATACTCAGAACCAAGAGTAGCAATATCTACCATACATCAAGCAAAAGGTGGAGAAGCAGAGAACGTTGCAGTGTTATTAGATTTATCTCCTGCACAGAAAAATCACTCTATGCTTCATCCTGACGGGCTACACAGACAATTTTATGTAGCCGTAACCAGAGCACTAGATAGTCTGTATTTAGTGCAATCTAGAAATGATAAGTATAGGTACAACATATGAGTACATTTAAACCAGCAACAGAATGGATAGCACCAGATGTGTTTCCAACAGAACTATTAGTAAATGCTAAACAGATAGCAATAGATACAGAAACCAGAGACCCTAACCTAACTAGTATTGGTCCGGGTTATATAAGAGGCGACGGAGAAGTCGTAGGTATATCTGTAGCTTGTGATGGTTTTGAAGGTTATTTTCCGTTTGGTCATGAAACAGGATTTAACTTTCCTAAAAACAAAGTCGTAGATTTTTTCAAGAAAGTCTGTGCTAGTGATAATACTAAAGTGTTTCACAATGCACCTTATGATATAGGTTGGCTTAGAACTTTAGGTATAGAAGTAAAAGGTAAGATTGTTGACACTATGATAGTTGCACCTTTGATAGACGAAAACCAGTTCTACTACTCGCTAAATGGTTTAGGCAGAGAGTATCTAAATGAAGGTAAGACAGAAGCAGAGCTAAATGCTGCTGCAGCAGAGTGGGGTTTAGACCCTAAAGCAGAGATGTGGCGTTTACCTTCTGCATATGTAGGAACGTATGCAACACAAGATGCAGTATTGACGTTAAAACTTTGGGACTACTTTAAGGTAGAACTAGAAAAACAAAACCTGTGGAACGTATTTGATTTAGAAATGGAACTGCTACCTATCATTATAGAAATGAAAAGAGTAGGTGTAAGAGTAGATTTAGAAAGAGCAGAGAAGATAAAGAAAGAACTAATTACAAAGGAAAAAAACTTAATTAAGTCTATACAAGACCAGTCTGGTGTAAAAGATTTACAGCTATGGGCGGCTCGTTCTTTGGCTCAAGTGTTTGATGCACTTAAGCTAAGTTATTTAAGAACACCTACAGGTCAGCCTAGCTTTACCAAAGCATTCTTAGAAAATCATACACACCCTGTAGCTAGTTTGATAAGAGAAGCTAGAGAACTAAACAAGTCACACAGCACGTTTATAGACTCTATACTAAAGCACCAACACAACGGCAGAATACATGCAGAGATTAGACAACTAAAAGGTGAGTCTGGTGGTACAGTCACTGGTCGGTTGTCCATGAGCAATCCAAACTTACAACAAGTACCTGCACGTAATAAAAACATAGGACCACTTATACGTTCTTTGTTTCTCCCGGAAGAAAATCATACGTGGTGTTCAGCAGACTTTAGTCAGCAAGAGCCAAGAATACTTACACACTATTCACACTTATCTAAGTATGACGGAGCATCTAATATTGCAGAAGCGTACCTAGAAGGCGACGCAGACTTTCATCAAGAGGTTGCTAACCTAGTGGATATTGATAGAAAGACAGCAAAGACTATTGGTCTTGGGATTATGTACGGTATGGGCAAAGGTAAATTAGCAGACCAACTTGCCGTTACAGTAGACGAAGCATCAGACATACTAAGTAAATTTAATACATACGCTCCTTTTGTTAGGGAGTTAGCAGATTCGGTTATGCGTAGTGCAAACCAAAAAGGATACATCAAAACTCTGTTAGGCAGACGTTGTCACTTTGATATGTGGGAACCTCTTAAGTATGGCATGGGCAGACCCATGAAATACAGAGAGGCAGTACACGAATACAATGGCGAAATAAAAAGAGCTTTTGTGTATAAAGCTTTGAATAAATTAATTCAAGGCTCAGCAGCAGACATGACTAAGAAAGCCATGATTGACTGCTATAATGGTGGGTATATGCCACTTCTACAGGTACATGATGAATTAGTATTTTCTGTACCTAATGAAGAAGCAGTACCTGAAATAAAAACCCTAATGGAAAACGCTGTACCTTTATCTATTCCAAATAAGGTAGACGTTGAGTTAGGAAAAAACTGGGGCGACTCTATGCAGTCGTCCGATAACTAGGAGCCAATATGGATACTAATAGATGGAAAAGTGTTGCAATACGTAGAGATATTGTAGGTATTGCAGAAAAAATAGGCAAAATGACTGAACGTCCAACAAGCAATGTTATTGCATTTGCTGTGAAACGTTTAGAAGAAGACATAGAAAACGGTGTTGTGAAGGACGTAGTTAAGACATGAAACTACTGAAAGAATGCCCCTACCAATACGGTGAATTCAGCAGTGAAGACACCGCTAATGGTCGATTCTATGACTGTAATGGGCAGAAGCTACCTTCTGTCACAACAGTATTGTCTGGAACTAAAGACGAAGATAAACAAAAAACCTTAGATAATTGGATAAAACGAGTAGGCGAAGAAGAAGCAAATAGAATTAGAAACGAAGCAGCAAGTAGAGGGTCGCACATGCACTATATATTAGAGAATATCATAGGGCATGGCGACGCTTGGCAGTATACGCCAACAACGGCGGAGGAAAAGATAGCTTTTAAAATGGCTAACACTATAAAACTAAAAGCGTTTCCAAGAATACAAGAAGTATATGGCTTGGAGATACCTTTGTACTATCCAGAAAAGTATGCAGGTAGAGCAGATGTTATTGGTGTATTCGAAGGAGAACCTGCCATTATGGATTTTAAGCAGACCAACAAACCTAAAAGAAGAGAATGGGTAGGAGATTATTTCTGTCAATTATCTGCGTATGCTCTTGCACATAACGAGCTATATGGCACAGATATTAAGAAAGGTGTTGTTCTCATGTGCTCTGTCGACATGATTTATCAAGAGTTTATTGTAGAGAAAGAAGAGTTTGAAGCGTATGCAAAACTATGGCTAAACAGAGTAGAAAAGTATCACTCTGCTAAAAATTTAGAAACTAATTCTTCTGTTTGACTGTCCCAATCTTTCTGTAAATTGAGTGTGCTAACAGCAAGTTGATTATAGAAGTCTTCGAATTTACTCCAGTTAACATTTCTTATGCCGGTTAAGTTACCGGTTCTTGCCATTTCTTCAGTGTTTTTTTGATAGGTTTTTTTACGACCTTCTGGGACTTTGTAAGGTGTGAACTGTGAGTTCATAAATCTTTCATATTTAGAGTCTAATCTATCTTCAAACATTCCTTCATAAACAAGTTCTTCTGTTTTTGTTCCAAACACAGTTCTATCTTTATTTTGTTTTTCAATATATCCTGCGTCTACACCAAGGTCTAGTGCTGCTCTAACATCTAAAAACAATTCTTTTTGAGCATTAAATAAAGCTTTATTAGACCTAATAAATTCTTCTTTTAATTCTTGTTCTGGTATTGCACCTGATTGATAGATACTATCAAAAATGTTTTTAGCGTTATTTTCTTCTCTTTGATACTGTCTAAATTTAAAAGGTATAGTAGTTCTAATATCTGTTTCAGAAACCTTTACTCCGCTTAATGCTTGTAGTGCTGCAGCAAAGTCTTGCTTTCTACCATACTTATTAAAACTTATTTCAGACTCAGGTAAAGCTAGACTTAAATTTGTAAGCTGTGTCCAAATTCCCGGCTGTACATTTTTCCAAAAATAATCTGCATAATCAAAAAATTTCTCACCAAACTCTCTTTCTTTAGTTATGTCCCCACCTCTGTTGGCTCTAAAAGTATTTTTTTGATTGTTAATTATGTCCAACAAAGTTTGAGTATAAATACTTGGCTCTCCAAATGGCTCAAACAATCCAAAAAGTTGTTCCACAACTCTTTCAGTTGCTTCTCCGGGCATTCTATCGTCATTTGGATAAGTTGCTATTGCAGCATCTACCATCTGTGCCACCATGTCATAGACTGCTAAATGACTTAAATCCATATACCTAAACTTACCGTCTTTTAAAGAAAGAGGTGCAATATAATTATATTTAGCATATTCAGGAACTAATCTACGTAGCTGTAACATTTGTTCGTCACTGATTCCGTCTTCATCACTTGTGTCATTTTCTGCCATAGCTGTTGCCATACTAACTGCTGTTGCAGGTATGCCATACATCATGGTCCCGTAAGAAATCATTCTTGCTAATCCTCTTCTTGTTAGTTCAGGCTTATTGTATTTAAGACCAGCAAATGCTTCTCTCTTACCCATACTGATTATGTTAAGAGAAGTTCTCATAATTTCTATTGGAAAAGCTATAAAATTACCTAAAGGCGTTTGTCTAATAATATTACCCGCTCTACCTATGTAATCGTAGTTAGGTATTGTGTGTCTTACATTGTATGCAGCAATATGTTCAATAATGTCTTCGTATTTATTACTTCCAGTTTGATAGCCTTTATATTCTTTTGCAAAGTTTCCTAGTTCTGTTAGTTCATTTTTAGACCACATGTTTTCTAGTTTTCTTTTTTCCGCAATAAAACTTAAGACTTTCCAATAATCATCTGCTGCTTGATAAGCTCTTTGTGGTCCTTTAATTAAAACATTACCTCTAACATTACCCATACTTATATCTTTACCTGTAAGTGGTAACATTGCTCTTTTTTTATCACCTAACCAATATAAAAGCTCAGCAACATTAGAACTATCTATGCCTAATCTAACCGAGTCTTCCATGTTTGCTAACAACTCACCTAACACTGTATTAGTATTTACAACGCCAAGTTCTTGCATTCTGGCGTAAATTTTTTGTGCTTGTTTCCCATCAAAAGTTATTCTACCGCTTCGAGTAACACCTTTAGCACCAAGCTCTGACATTACTATATCTAAAGCTTGTTTCCATTCTCTTGGATTACCAAAGTAATGTCCGTTAGCCATGTAAAAGAAACTCGCAGTAGCAACATTACGCATTTGTGCCATTGGACTAAATACTGTTTTACCTGCTTGTGCTAGTGCTTTTGGAAATAAAACAGTTGACCTGTAAATATCTAGCCAAGCATTTCTATCTTTAGCTGCTGTGTTTAAAGCATCTGCCATTTCTTTTGTAGTATAAAATCCATCTAACGGAGTATTCATTAAAGGTACTTTTGTATCGAATGTTTCTGACGCAACAGGGCTAAATATTTTTTGACCACTTATAGCATCAGTTTCTAATAGTCTGTTAAAGAAAGCGTAGTTTTCTACCAAGTTAGATAACTTACCTACAGTTATCCCAGCTAGTTGAGCTGGATTATCATACAAACCAAACAGTTCTCGAACTTCAGGTATCATTTGCGAACCTTTTGTTTCTAAAAGTTTTCCTACAGGGCTATCTACTCCTTCTTGTTTTGCTTGTGCAACTACAAAACCTCCCGGGTCATATATTTCAGCCATATCACTGTTGAAATGCCCTTTAGTTAAGTCTTCTAAAAACAACATTGCCTCAGTATCTACGTCTGTTTTCTTTCTATCTGCTTCTGCTTTTAGCCCAGCCATTATTTTTGGTTTTTGTTTTATAGCCTTAATAGCTCTAGCTTTTACATCATTTATTTTTTTTGTTCCCCACCATTTTTCCCAGAAACTAAATGGGTTATAGCCAGTATCAAACATTTTGTATTGGTCAGTTACATAAGAACCAAGTCTTTTTGACATAATTTCATCTATAGTCATTGTAGTTTCTTGCAATCTTGGTTCTCCTGACATAGATGGCACAATTTCAGCTACATTAAGTTCTTGTTGCAAAATACTTTTTGGTATTTCGTCTTTTATTCTTTGTGTCAATATGTCAATGTTTGTTCTCATAGCAACAAGAGGTGCTCTAATATTTTCAGGTAAATCTAATATGTTAGTTCTTGGTCCGACTATCTCATCTTTACCACTTCTAATTTTCTTTAAAACTTCTGCTTTTTGTTTATCAGTAAAAGTAGTATCTGTATCCATATCCTGTATATCTTTTATTAACTGCTGTTGATACTCCGAAGGAATAAACATTTTTTGTTGAGTGTTAGTTAAGAAGTCCATACCTATTTTATTTATTTCTTGGTAAGTTTTGTCCCCTGTCAAAACTTCATTTACTACAGCGGTATCATAAGCATGGGCAAGTTGTGCCATGCGGTGTCCAATAGCTCTTAACCTACCTATTTTTTTCCTTTCTAGTTCAAAAAATGCCTCTGACTTTTTTGCTCCTCTAGGTCTGAACAAATAATTTAAAAATTGAAGTACACGTTGAGGACCAGAGTCGTAATTAATATTTTGATTAACTTTACCTACATAACTAACTAGCTCTAAAGTAGGTCCGTAAAGTTGTTCTGCGTTTTTTGGGTCTAGTCTATAGTCAAACTCACTTCCATATCTTTTTAACTCAGCAGTATTTATCATATCTTCAAAAGTTTTTCCTATATAAACTTCAGGATTAGCAGCACCGTCTGCTGCAGTTGCTATGTACTCAACTGAAGTTGGAATTTTTTCTCCTTTTGAAGTAGTTCTAGTATCTACTCTTTTTTGAAAAGTTAGATTAATTGGACTAGCGTTTTGTGAGTTTTTAAGCTGAACAGTAAATGCTGTAACTTTTCCTGACAATGGGTCAACTATACGCTCTCTGCTTCTGCCTATTTCATTTACCCAAATGTTTTGCAGTGCTTGATAGCTTTCTGGAGCAAAAAAACTTTCTTCTTTACCTATTTGTAAATTTTCAAATGTGTTGGCTAACTTAAATCTTTTTTCAGCTATTTGTTTATTTAAATCAGCTTTAGACATTTTGTTTCTGTTTTGTTCTTGTACTCCAGCTTCAGTGCCCACTCCTGTAGGAAACAGAACTTTGTGCTCTTCAATTAACTGCCTAATATCTTTACTTTCACCTTCTCTTAAGTATTGTTGAAATAAAGCAGGACTACTTAAAAGTCTATTTTCATCTGCGATACCAATATCAGCTAACTGTATGTATTCGTTCATAACTTCATTACGAGCTAATTGAAATCTTTTTGATTCAATATCTACATCATCTTTAGGAGTATTGATACTATATCTATCAAGACCTTGTGCTAAACCTTTTGTTAATACGTCTCTTTTAAGAACATCATACATATCATTTATTTGCTGATTAGTAAAAGCTCTCATTTCGTTTATTTTTTCTTCAGTTTTTTTACCTAACGTCGCTTCTGGTAAACCGTCTATTGCATATTTAGCCAGTTCACTCGCTTTTGTTTCAGCAATATATTCTTGCTTGTATTGTTCTTTAGCTGCGTCTAGTCCTCTTTTATTTAAAGAAACTAATATGTCCGTTTTATTATTTCTTAATAGATGCGTTCTAAACTGTTCTTCAATCATGTCATCTATTTTTTCATCTGCCATAAATTGATTTGCTTTTGCTTCAGCAGCTTGTTCAATACTTTCTACTTCTTTTAAAGCATCAAAGTTTTGTTGTATATTTTTTGCTTGACTTGCACCACCAGCGTAACCAAAAGCTCCTCCACCCAAAGCACCTAAAGTAAAGGTTTCATATAACCTACCTGCTAGTTCTCCTTCAGGACTTGCAATATCAGTTTGATTTTCTGCTACCCAGTCAGCAAAAGCTTCTTGCGAAACCTCTACTCCCCCTTCAAGTATTGCTCCTTGTAAAGCGTGAGTTAGTGCAGTTTTAAATTTAGCTGGAGGTGCTCCTCTTTTTACTGCTTCATTTACTAGCCTGTCTATGTTACTTCTAAACATGGTGGTATTTTTAAATAATTTAGGAGCAATACCTCTTAAACCGACTGCCATAGAAAGTGTGTCTAATGCACCCATAAATGCACCACCAGCGATAGCTGCTCCGGGAGCATCTCCTCCTCTGTCTTTTATTTCTTTAGATATTTCTCCCGCACCCATCAACATTGATGGTAAAAAAGCTCCTAATATACCTCCACCAATACCACCTACAGCTGCTCCAACAGGACCAAGTAAAGCTGCTCCACCTGCTCCACCTATTTTTGCTCCGGCTATGGCTGTTGGCAAAGTAGCTACAATACTAGTAGCTACTTGTGGAAAAGCACTGCTAAATAACCAATCTGCAGCATCTCCTACATCTGTTATATCATCAAAAGTTTTTAGTCGTTTGCCTGACTCTAAGGCAGGTTGTACAAGTTGTTGCCCACGTTCTCCAGCTTTATCTAAGCTTTCTGAACCAGTATATTCACCAACAGCTTCTACCCCAGCAGAAGCACTAGAGAATAAATTTTGTGCAGTTTTTTGGATTGCTTCGAAAAAATTTGCGGTGCCCTCTTCAGAGTCTTGTTCGTCACCTACTAAATAAAGTTTATCAAAAAGATTATTGTATTCTTGTTGTTCTTCAGTTGTTAATAAATTTGAACTATTAAGTTTCTTTTCTAGCTCATTTAATCTATCTAACTCTGTGGACATGATTCATTTTATTCTTCTGTTTTCTTTGCAATACCCAAAGCTAAATATAATTGTCTTATATTAAACTGACCGCTATTCCATGCGTTTACTAAAGTATCTATTAATTTTCTTTTTACCACTTTTTTCTCATCACTACCTTGCTTATTTATAAAAGTTGAAACTTGTGGGTCTGCTATAGCCATATCAAATAAATCCATAAAATTCATACTTGTTCCACTAATAACTTTCTTGTCAAAACTAGTAGCAACGCCTATTCTATCTCTAAGTCTTGGCGGCATTTGTTGTCCTGATGCTAACCAGTCATATATTGCTATATTAGCATTTTTAAATGCTGCGTCAGATGTAAGGTCACCTTCAAGAAGTTGGTCTAGTTTCGCTGTAGTTAGTGCTCCACCTTTAGTGTTAAAAGGGTCACCTTCTATGTCGCCTAATAGTTTTGTTTTTGCCTGTAGCTTAATTGCGTCACCTGCTGCTTCACCTTTGGCTTTATCTCTAATAGCTTGAGTCATTGCCCCAGTACCAGTTACCTTGGTGTCTTTTATATTACCAAAGCCCATTTTTTTAGCCATATCATCTAAGTCGCTGAATATTTGTTGTACAGCTGGTTGTTCTACAACGTCTTCAAAGGTTCTTTGATTGCCCATTACTCGACCTGCAATATCTCGTTCAACATATTCTTTTCCGGTTTGAGGAGTCGTTACTTCTTTTTCTCTTTGCACCACTATGCCACCTGCAATTTGTTGGTCTAGTATGTCAAGTTGTTTTTGTTTCTTTGCTGCTGCTTCATCTTCTAGTTTAGCTTTTTCTTCTTGAGGAGTAGGTAGACCTCTAAGCCTAATGGCTTCTTGTTTATGAGCCTCTATTTCTCTTCCAAGTTGTCTTGCTTTTTCGAGAGCTTCTATTTTAATTTGTTCATCTGTTTTTCCTGTTGCATCTGCAGGGTCTCCACCTTCTTGCATTGTTGCTACAGGAGTATCGCCAGAAGGCATAGCTGTAGCTACAAGTTTGTCTGTGTCCATTACATTAGGTAAAGTTTTTGCCAAAGCTGCAGCAACTAAAGGATATTTCTTCTCTATTTCTCTTTCAAACTCATTATCAAATAATGTAATATCTGGCTGTTCTCCTAGTCCCATAGTTTTTGTAAGTTGAACTGCTGCATCATCTAATCTTTGTTGTTGTCTTACTATAAGTTCTGCTAAGTTTTTCATTTCATCTACAGATACTTCTTCCATACTGTCTATTTCTTTTTCTATTTCAGACATAGCTACAGCAATAGTATCTTGTGAACTTTGTTTTGCTTCTTCTAAAGCTTGAGCGGTAAACTCTTCTGCACCACCATTAGAAGTCCTTGGTCCTTCGTTCGTCATAGGTGTTTCTTCTGCCATAGGTGTTGCTGCCATCATGCTTTGTGGAACAGCGTCACCACCACCTGTCATAAGTGATTGATTCATTGTGTCAACAGCTGCTTGAGTATTTAATGCTTCGTTAAGTGCAGAATCTCCAGATTCGAACATCTTAGGAGCAATACCACCTAAGTCCATTTGTGGTACAGGCATATCAACCATACCACCGCCCATCATGTTGACGGCATTGTCATAATCAAAAGTGCTCAGTGTTGGAGCAACATTTTTTAATGCCTCAACACCTCTAACAGAGCCACCCATATTAAACTTTTGTACAGGGACTGCTTTATTTCTAAATAAATTTCTATTACGCCAAGTCATGTTATGCCATTACCATTGGTGTGTTATTGACTGCAGGTGGAGAATACTCTGGGACTGTTTGAGGAGTATACCCACCGCCTGTCTGCGGGACTATTGGCGTTCTTCCGGGATTGAACATATTAAATATACTTCCTATACCTGATGTAAGATTACTAAGAGTTTGTCCAAAGCCACCTTGCTGTGCTCCAAACAATCTTGGACCCATACCAGAGCTCATTTGTAAAATACCTTCTGCCGCTGATGGACCTGCTCCTGTTTGGTATTGTGTAGTAGATACGTTTTTAGGCATAAGAGCAGCCAACATGTTTCCATAGCTTGTTAGTCTTTGTTGTGGTTCTAAAGATGCTCTGTTTGCTGCATCAAAAATACTTGCTTGTCTTTGTTGCTCAATACCTCTTCTTAAATTACCTAGTCCTTGCAAACTACCTAATTGTGCTAACTGTTGTCTTTGCAGTTGATTACCTATATTTAAGAAATTAGTACCTGCTTGTTGAGCAAGTAAATTAGCTTGATTAAAACCTCTAGACCTAATACCTGCTAATGATTCACCAAGACCTCTAGCAAACTGTCTAGTTCTTTCGCCTTCCATCAAACGTCCACGTTCACTACCAAATGCTCCAGAAGAAACCTGTCTAGCTCTGTCTGCTATGTTTCTCATAGCATCTGCGTCCATAGCATCTGAAATAGTTCTTTGCACTACTGCATCTTCGTAAGGGTTTTGAAACTGTTGAAAAGCAGTTGGACTAAACATGTCTTGTGCACTAGTTAAGTAGTTTCTAAAATCACCTAAACCACCAGTCAAGTCTATTGCTTGTTGCTGTAATGGGTCTATTCCAGCTATACCTAGTTGTGCAACAGGTCTTCGTGTACCTGCTAGTTCTCTAGCACTAGCTAAAAAATCAGTTCTTAAATCCCGTGCTAACGGGTCTTCTTGTACTACTCTGGTTACTGGGTCAAGGTATGCTGCCATTATGCTCTACTCTCTAGTTGTGCCATTAGTGGATATAAAACTTCAGGTCCACCTGCTCCTTTTACTGCATCACGAGTAAGCACAAACTCACCCGGTTCTAGCATAGCAGGTGCTATGTCACCCGGTCCGTCATCTTCATCATAAATGCCGCCATGCTGGTATTGGTCAATTATGCCACCACCCATGTATTTATCTACCATGCCGCCATATTCAGCGGTTATTACTTTGTTGCCTTTTCCTGCCATATCAGGACTTTGATTAACATATTTTGCCCCTTCAACTAACATAGGACTTAGGTTGCCTATACCAAAGTCCCCAACGTTAGAATAGGTATCAAAACCTTTTAATCCAGTTGGTACTAATTCTGCAGGGGATTTATCTGTCTTTCTTTGTTTTAATAAATTTTTCAAACGTATGCCTTGATACACGCTATCTAAAATACCACCTAATCCTTGCCCAAACTGTTTAAATCTATCCATACCATAATTAAACCTGTCCATTCCTGTTAATTGGTCTGCCATTGCAGCTGCTGTGTTAGGGTCCATTCCTTGTTCTATAAGTTTGTTCATTTCTCTTACTTTAAAATCTGCTAATGAAGTTTGCATTAACATAGGATTACCACCGCCATAAGACGTTTGCATCATAGAAGGCATACTTGCTTGTACCATAGAAGGCAGACCTCCTTGTTGTCCACCAATTCCTAGTCCTGATAACCCTGCTCTTAAATCTTTCATACCACCCATGAAGCCTCCAAGACCTCCGCCTCTCATAGAAGTAAAAGCATCTTTTATTTTTGTAAATGGATTGCTACCAAATGCAGTTGCCTTAAAGTAATTAGCGGGAGTAATTTTTGTCCCTGCTGCTAACGCTGGAGCCATGCCGGGTTTTAATCCAGCTGCTGCACCACCAGCTGCTGCCATAGCAGCACCTAACAGACCCCCTTTTATGCCACCGCCCCCTGCGACACCACCAATGGCTCCTCTTATCGCCATAGCTGCAAGAGGTCCTACTCCGGGGATAGGTATAAAGTTAGCTGCAATCGGAGCTAACTTTTTAAATAAATCACTTTTTACAATTTTTTTAGTAACTTTAAAAGGAGCTGTTGCAACTTTTTTTACTCCCTTAAATACTTTACTTAAGAACCCAAACTCTGGCATACCTGTTATGGGATTGATTGTCATGTATTCGCCAACATGATAGTTACGTGGGTCTAATCCAGCATAACGTAGTTCTGTATCTATTCTTCTTTTAGTTTTGTCAGATATAACAGGGGGTACGACCATTTCGCCGGGAGCGACGTGGGCAAGAAAGCTATCTTCGTTTCTACCTAAAGCAGCTAAGCCTGAATTTGAATAGTCTATTCTGTTCATTGTATCTGTCGATTTTAACCTTTAAAGCTATGGTTTAAAAGAATCTTTTACGTTTTCTTCTCGCATATTACTTCTAGCTACGCCTTTGAATTTCTCAAAACTACGCATTGAACCTAGTCCTAAAAGTGAAAGTGTTAAGGTCATTAGTCCTTCAGTATTTAATACTGGTGGTTGGATAGATGTTCCTGATATAACTACTATCCAGTTCAACATAGGAGCTAAGAAGAATTGGTAAAAAAGGGACAATGCACAAATCCACAAGATTGCGGGGCGGCTTCCCGAAACGAAAAGACTGGGATGTTTAGCCTGTTCTAAATTTATGTCTGCTTGTGCTTTTTGTAAGTCAATCATTTGAGACTTAATACTAGCTTCAAGTTCCATACGTTTATTTTTATCAGGTATGGCTTTGCCTATTAAATCGCTAATTGGTTTAAAAAATTTATCTATCATTTTTTATGTACCTTCTGAACTGCAAAGTTTGCAGATTTACTTGAACCTTTATGTGCTTTGTAGCCACCTTTGGGGTCTTTCATAAGTTTGTAGGACTTACCAGACTTCATCCAGTGGTAGCCTTTTGGTGCTGCTACTTTCATTTCTTTTTCCTCTTAGTAGGTTTCTTTTTCTTTTTTCTAAGTTTTTTAAAATCAGCACCAGTAATCTTATCTCTTGGTGGTGCGACTCTAGCTAACTTCTTTTGTTTTGCTGAGTATTTACTTTTTGGCATAAGACCTCCTACGTCTTCTTTTTGTTGGGGCAGTTTTCTTCATAGGTTTTCTAGCAGTCTTGGCTGCTTTTTTAAAGTCAGAAGCTTTAGGTGCACCTTTAGCTCCTTTCTTACGCATTTTCCTACCTTCTTTACGTTTTTTATTGATGTTGTAATAGAGTCCTCTACCCATGCTATTTCCTCCTACGCCTTTTTGTTGGTGCAGTTTTTTTCTTAGTTTTCTTTTTACCACCTAACAAATCTTTATCAGCTTTTCTAGCTCCGCCCTTGCCTGTAGCAAAACTTCTTACGCGTCCTGCAGCCCAAGCATGTGCTGAAGTGTTAGGTCTAGACCCACTTGAGTAATATGCACCCAAACCACGAGAGTACACTTTACTCAAAGTGCTTTTTGATATTCCGCTTGATTTAGAGTATTTAGCTATAGTTGCGGCTTTACCGCTACCAGCACTACTTTTTCTTGCGGGTGGTTTTCTTTTTCCTAGTTTTTTTGTTGCCACTTTTGCTCCTAAGTTTAGAAATCCTATCCATCATTGCTGGAGTAAGCTTTCCTTGTTTGTATAGTTTAGCAGTTCTTTTTATTTCTTTCTCCCTAGCTTTAGGATTTTTTGCACCTTTTACATACTTTTTAGGTACACCTCCTTTAGTTTTAGGGACTTTCTTAAATTTTCTAGCCATTTAACACTTCCACCTTCTACGTGCTTGTCGCAATCTAGAGTTAGGATTTTTAGCTGCTTTTGGAAATTTTTTCATTTGTCCAGCAGAACGTGCACAATATGACTTTCTTCTTTTAGCAGCTTTACTACCTTTTTTAACTTTACCTGTAACAGCCGTTTTTAATTTAGAACCGGGATTTAATCTTCTGTAAGCTTTTACTCCAGCTTTTGTCATACCCGCACCAGACTTTGTAGAACGGTAGTTCTTTTTGTTTCTAGGTGGCATTTTGCCTTTTCTTTTACTAGGCATAAGTAGTCTTCTTTCTTTTACCACTAGCTACAGCACCGCAGCCTTTGTGGAAACGTTTTTTTAATTTTTTATTTCTTTTCATCTTTTACGCTGGTATATCCTTTTAGTTTATCTATTTCTAACTTATTGCTAGAAATATCTGAACTTTGTATGGCATCAATAATTTTTTGTGCCTTTTCTTGTTTTGTATCTGCGTGTAGCTCTGGGTCTACAATCTTCTCTAATTTTAGCATAGCAATACGCTCGTTTGGTACAAAACGCCATGTGTAGCCGTCATCTCCATAGACACCAAAAACAGTAGTGTTTAGACCTATTTTAATAATCATAGCTTGTTGGTCATCTAGAATAACTTTGTCGCCTTCTGCAAATGAAGGGTCAAATCTAAATCTTGCTCCTTTTACAAAAGATGTTGCCCAATCTCTAATAGATAGACCTACCAAAAGTGTTAGTAGTCCTATAATTAAATCTGAATAGTTTTCTAAGTTTAGTTCGGGCATTATTCTTGTAGCACCGTATACTTTTTGCCGTCATAAGCTAGTACACGGTATCTGTTGTTGTCTTTATCTCTATCATAACTAACATGCACCCAACCACTCTTGGGGTCATCTTCGTTATAGAATTCTAATATTACTTGGTCAAAGTTTAAATTACTAGAAATAAACTGCATCAACTCAAAGTTATTTACAGTAGGTACTTCTATGTCTACTGCCTGACCTAGTACATGCTGACTAGTATCTTTAGAGCCAAGAAGTCTGTTAAGAGCGAGAGAGCGAAAACCGCTATTAGGGCTAAAAGGAACGTTGTAGTAGTCCCGAACCGGTTGCACAACTTCTTCGCAAAGGCTTTGTAGATTTTTAAATGTTTCTTCATCATAAACAGAATTATCTATGCCATGTCTGGCAGCTGTTTGACTTTTAGTAAACTCTCTTAAAGAAAAGTTTTTACTTAATTTTGTGTCATTATCCCAACTCATGTTACCACAAAAACTATGTTTCCGTTTGTTCCTACTGTCACTTCTCCTAAAGAACTTGTAGCTTGTAGTCCTCCTGTAGACTCTCTTGTTGGAGTAGATGCTGGTGTTAAACCAACCCATTCGTTTCCTGTATATGCTTGAAGTTGACCTTCGGTTGTATTCCAAATAATAGAGCCTTCTTCAAAATTACCTTCATCACGCGTAACTGTTGAAATTTGTAAAGTAGCGTCTGGGTCAAATCTATTAAGATTTATTTCTAAGACTCTTACTAATCTATTAAAATCTGAAGGAGCTACGTCGGGAGTTCCGCAGATAGGTAATCTGGTTTCTATTAATTTAGACATTACCTTTTACCACTTTTATTTAAATCAAAACGTGTTGCTCCTAATCGCCAACCTACACCAGTTGCTGAATCGTCTCCTTCTATTCTAAATGCTAGTTGTCTTGCTCTAACTCTTACGTCTATTTTTGTTGTGCTATCTAAAACTGCTTTTGTCTCAGATGTTGTCAAAGAACTGGCATTGAAGTCTCTGTTTTTTAAAACATAATTAACTCCCTGCCCAGTACCTGCAGTACCAGTAAATTTTATGTCAGGAATAATTCTTCTTAAAAAAGAAAACTCTTCACCATCTGCAATATCAAAATCACTACTTTCTATAAACACATTAGTCATAGCAGAACCATCATCATCATTTCCTACTTCATGTTCATATAAGTAATTACTGGTATTTGTACCAGTAGCTAAAGGTTTTTGATTTATTCCAGCGTCTAACCAAGCGTGTCTTTCTAGTTGTCCTACTACCCATGCTCTTTCAAAATAGTTATAAACAACATACCTATCTATCTCGGCACTACCTTCGGAACAGTAAAACCAACCTACTTCATTAAACTCTTGATTACTAAAAGCAAAAGTTTTGTACGGCTCAGCAGAGTTAAAATCATCAAAAACATAGTCCTGCACACTGCACTGTATGGGTTGTACCGTACCGTTGTAGAAGTAAAATCCTGTATAGTCCATCCAATACACTCCTCCCGCAACGTTAGTCATAGCTTTTGGACCAATACAGCCAATACCCTCGTTAATCATATTTACACCGAAAGTAAACGGTGGACCGATAAACTGCATGGAAAACATAGCATTGTCAGTAAATATTAGAGTTTCTTCTCTTGCTCTTATGCCACCAATAATCACAGCTCCCGAAGATATTCTTAATGACCCTGCGGTATTAGTTGATAACGCTTCAAACTCTAAGGCATTTTCTTGGTCAGAGAATGCTACTAACATTGGGTCAATAATTCCTGTTCTAGCCCCAGTGGTGTCTAATGGGTCCGCACCTAAAACAATTAAGTGCCTGTCTTTTTCTGAAACTATAACTTGAAGTGCTTTAGTAGGTACTTTGTTTGCTCCTGCTTTTCCTGCTAGTTCTACAGCTCTTTGGTCTGTATTACTTTCATCATAGTAATAAATGCTTCCAGCTCTAGGGCTTATTATTAAATCTTCTCCAAAGTTATCGTGTGTCCATAATCTTAACTGGTTAATAGCTGATAAAGGAGAACTTGACCCCCATGCACCAGACCCCCAAGCATCTGTACTCCAACCAGTTCCAGTAACAGTAGTGTCTAGACCTACATTAACTTCATATGCTCCATCAGTACCCGAGCCACCGTTTCCTGAGTCAGAAGAGTTTGCTGTTACTGTATTACCTGAAGTGTCTTTTGCGGTTATGGTATATACTGTAGTAGATGTAATCGAAGCTATTTGATAGTTTTGATTTAATACGTCTGCTGTAATATTTCCACCTAAACTAACTGCACTACTAAAAGTAACAAAATCGTTTACTTGTGCGTCATGATTACCACTATCCGTGACAGTTATGGTAGAAGAACCATTACTGGCAGCAAAAGTAATTGTGTTGGTATTGGTCTTTCTTATAGGTGTTATATCTACAAAAGCGTTTCCTCGAGCTATGTAGTATTTAAAAGTAGTACCAAGTCCTATTATAGAAGTACCATTTAAATTAACCCACTGATGCAGTGCTCTACATTTACCTAGAAAAGCTGTTGTAATATATTTTGCCCAGCCACCAATTTTTTCTGGAAGACCTTTTTTAAATCTGACTAAATTAGAATCAAACCACCCAAATTCATTTGAGTAGTTAGTATTGTCTTTATTGACTCCGGGTTTGAATTCGTATTTAACAATAGCCATTTAAGCATTTTATATTAAAACAAGTTTTGTTGAATGAAAAATCCAGTAATTCCTAGAAATACTGTAATCGTAAATATTAGACTGTTTCTAATTGTTTTGTTTATAGAAAGAATACCGTTTTCAATAGCTTCTAAACGCCTGTAATTTTCTTTCCAACGTTGTTCACAAGCAGCCTCGTGAGCACTTAATCGTTTATCTAATTCTGCAACAGTCGCTCTAGCCATTAAAAATAATCTCTTAAATTATGCCAATACTCTTTGAGTTTATCGTCTAGAGCTTTATTTTTGTAGGGAGCTACAGCTTTTAGTAGTGCTTTACTAATTACTGTTATGAATATTATCCACAATAAAGTTTCCATTTATTCCTCTAAGTTACTTATAGTTTCTCGAGCTTCTGCTCTTTTTGTTTTTATATCACTAGGCATTTCTTTACCTGAATCAGCTTGTCTAATTACATACCAATCTGTTTCAAATAAATAATTTTGAGCCACTAACATCTTTTGTTCTTTTGTTATTTCAACATCTACTTTGCTAGTAGTGCCGTCATTAGCTATATGATTGTGTTCTTTTTCTATAGCATTTTTATATTGTTCTTCTGTTACTTTTATATTTGGTGTGGGAATGGAAGAATGACCATCATCATACCAACCTTTAATAATATTGTTTTTATCTATCTGAGCGTATCTATTCATATTAGTAACCAACCGCAATTAAATAAGTAGTTCCAGACGATACACTCGAAGTGTAAGTAAATCCTGATGTACTAGCATTATATATAAAACCTGTTCCTCCACCTGCGTTGCTGGACCTGTTATCTGATACAGACCCTGCAGTAAATGCGTTATCAAAGGCTCTAGGAAAAGTCCAAGTGCTGCCATAATATGTATGAGATTTAGTGCACCAACATATTTGAAATCCGTTTGCAAGTTCAATATATCCTCCATTAGTAGTATTATTACTATACGAAGAATTACTAACTTGAGTCGAAGAAGTTAAATATCCAGAATTATTTGTCCATTGAGATATATTTCCACTTTTGTTGGTAAAAGTTGCAGAGCCACCAGCAGTGATTCTGTCATTTAGTTGTTGTTGTATATTAGAGCTAACTCCGTCAAGGTGATTAATCTCATCTGCTAAAACATTACTTACTACAACATCTCCATTACTATCTGAAATTAAAGCCCTGTTGATAGTTAGATTAGCCATCTTACTAAAAGCAATAGCAGCAGATGCACTTATATCTGCATTTTCTATATTAGATATGCTATTACCTGTGCCATTTGCATCAAAGGTTTTATTAGTAAATGTAGTTGTGCTATCTGCACTTATAGGAGTGACTCCACCTATAGTTGCATTCGAACCTATTTCTATTTTATCTAAACCGTCTATAACTGCTGCAGAAGCACCTGTTCCTTCTAGTAATAATAATTTAGCTTTACCGTTAGTTACATTAACTGTAGCTCCAGAGCCTTGTTTGACAGTTATTGCTTGTCCCCCTGATGTTGCGTTTTCAATAAATATAGCTTTTGAACAAGTATTCGGTCCTATTGTTAAAGTTCTTGTAGCTGTTAGTGAAACTCCAGATGTAACTTTGACATACATGGCTCGATATTTGTCTGTACTACCATCTGCTATAGTGGCTGTAACATTTGCGTCAGAACTAAAAGTAGCTTCTGTTTGATAAGAAAAAGCTTCTGCTATCAGACTTAAATTGGTATTTGTGGATGTTCCCCACGTTCCGGATTCTAGTCCGGTACCTATCTCTTTCAGTCTTAAATCATTTGTATATACTGTGGACATTTGTTGATTATATCTCCTATGCTACATCTTGCCAATCAGGAGTTTGGCTATCGTTAACATTTGAATAATTAGGTGTTTGAGAACTGTCTACGCCACTGTAATTAGCATTTTGTGCATCATCAGCTAATGACCAAATATTTACAACCCCGGTGCCAGTGGTTGCTGATACTGAATCAGGTACCACAGTAGCTTTACCTGCAATAGTAAATTCGCCTACAGCCGTAGTTGCACTAAATCCTGATACAGCTATCGTGTTAAAGGTTACTGTTGTAGCTGTCCCTAACGCACTTGTTGCAGCTTGACCTGTAAGTGCAACATCTGAGTTTGCTTGAATTACTGGAGAACCTACTTGTCCTTCTCCCTCATCCTCTAACGGTATGGATACATTCGCTTCTCCGTCTATACTTACACTAACAGCACCTACAGTGCTTGATAAACTAGGAAGAATAGCTATTACACTACCACCTACTGCGAGACCTGATATTAAAGCTGAAGTTTGTTGACCTGTAGGTACTATATTCGCAAGTCCACTAAGCGTTGTTGCTCCTACTGCACCTGTGCTTGATTGCCCTGTAATAGTGACTGTTTCAGGTAAAGCTACCGTTCCTACTCCACCAGTAGCTGCTTGACCTGTAAGATTTACAATAACATTAGCACCGGGTCCAGCAAGACCAGCAAAAGAAGTTTCTGAAAATGCACTTATACCAAACATTTAAATTAACTCAATTCCAAGAACATAATAAGTGAAAGGTGCATACTCTATATTTAAATTAAATAAAAAATTCAAAATAAATATTATGCCGTTTATAACAAAAATTTTAAAACCAATTAATATAAGAATTACATACAGTATAGCCATTGGCAAACCTTTGTTTTTGTAGACTTCTTTTACTTTTTGAATTTGTGCTTTGGCTATAGGAAAGTTCCAAAGTGTTTTATTGTTGAATAATTTCATTATATATTTCTGGCTTTTTAATTAAAAATTCTTCTCTAAATAATTCAAGGTCTTGTTCTAAATACTCTAAAGGTGACATAAACCCAAAACTATCATCTACATGTTTACAGTTTCTTCTACACTCAAAAAATGCTTTAAAAGGTTTTAAACTATTTGCATCTCTACAAGCTTTTATTGTGCCAAAAAATGCAAGTACACTACCGATTTTATTTTTAAATACTTTGCTCAAAACTACTTGAATCATAGCTTCTCCTAATGCTTTAGTATCATAGCCAAATAAAACATGATGAAAGTCATGAGTTAGTAAAAAATGCCTTGAAACATTATTTCGAACATCATGTACTGTTAAATCATTTTGTATTTCTTCTTCTTTAAATCTTTGATTATAGAGTTTTTCGATTCCTACATCTTTTACCTGTTCATAGTAAGCATATCCTATAGTATTTTTAGGCAAAGATTTTAAATATTCAAAGTCCATTAATTTTGGTAAAACCTTGTTTTCTACATAGTCAACATTATTAGCTTCTCGACCCCATAAAACATCTCTACCTTTTCTACTTTTTCTAAGATTTATAATAAATGGCAGTGCTAAAGGACCTAATTCTCTGTACAAAACTAATTGATAATTAATTCTAAGCTCTCCATTGTTGTCTTTTTCGTCAGGTCTTAAGTCTAATTTTTCTCCATAATCAGTTAATATACATTTTATGGCTTTCGCTATTTTTATTGGATTTAACATTATTTAGATACAACTACCACTCTTGCAGGTGCCTCTCCATTATTAGTCACATCAATCGAATCACTTGTTAATTTGTTTACACTAAACTGTGGAATGTCTATTTCGCCTATTAAACATCTTTGCGGGAAATATACATAATTAGTTCCTTTTTGTTTTGTTATGGTTTTTGTATCACCTACATCAATATCTATATGTTTACTATTGTAATCTGATGCTGACCTAGTACATAAAAATCTTGTATCATCAACTGTTGCTTCCATACATGCTTTTGCTGCTAATGCCCACTTTCCTCTTGCATCATATAATGTTGGATAATCTACTCCATAAGTGTAAGTGAATATATATTCTTTATTAGCTATTGCTTCACTTGTAGTTGATTCTTTAAATACAGAATTTTTATTTAGAGTTTTAAATCGTTCTATATCTGATGCTTCTATTTCGTCTCCAGTCCAAGATATTGTTCCTTTTAATGCTCCTTGTAATAATGAAAGTCTATTAGGTCGTCTAAAGACTTTAGAGCTTTCTGTGTCATAAACTATTTCTGGATAACCTTCTAAATTATCTTCCATGGTTTCTCTTAATAAAATATCTCCTTTATTGCCTTTCAAGATAACGAATTCTAAATCGTCTTCTGGTTTACAATGCGACTCAGGAATAGCTTCAAAAGTAATTATAATAGCCATTATATGTCTCCTATAGGTTGTGTTTGTTGTTTTAAATCAACTAGAACTATATGTTGTTGTTGATTTCTTGCTTCTTCAATTTCTTTGTCTTTACTATTTAAAGTTTCATATTGTTCATCTATTATTCGTTTTAAGTTTGCAAACATACTTTGTATTTCTTCCTCTGACACATTATCTGCAATCGTTTGAAAAGTTTCTTCTCTATAAGTTGCAAAAGCATACTTAACTCCATTAATTGTTGTATATGTAATATCCATTTTAGAGATAAAAAGTATTAGTCCAAGTTCCGCTAAAACCCCCGATAGTGTGACTTCCACCAAAAGCCAAAAATTCAGTGTAGTTTCCTATTGTAGAATTATTCTTATGAGTAAGTGCATATCTTCCATTAAAAAAACCATTAGAGGCATTACTACTTTGATTCATACGAATTGTTGTAGCAGGAGTATTAGATTCAGCAGCAGTATTAACATAAGCGAATGGAACACCATAAGCAGGTGGTGGATTAGTCACAAATGTAGAACCTTGAGTTCCCCAATGACCACTAAACCATACATAGACAAGATTTGTAAAAGTTGCTCCTGTGTCTCTATAATGATAGACCCCATAACAAGTAACAGAATTATTTGTGCCAATAGAAGTTCCTCTGAAATGATTTGCCTGTATAGCTCCAGATGAAGGTATTGCTCCTGCATTTCCTGTCTTATCAACTCCTGTTCGATAATTAAGAGTTAAAGATTGAGTAGACGAAGAAAGATTTTGTGGTGTCACCGAAGTATGACCCCAACCATCTGCGTATATTTGGTAAGTACTTTTACCTGAAGTATAACTAGTTCCAGTACTTTGTACTGTTGGATTAACAGTGACAGAGGTTGTATTACTAGTTAAACTTCCTGAATAGTATTCACTCATGCTAATAGGATTACTACCACCCCACTCACTTTGTATTTGACTAAAAGCTACTGAGCCACTTGAAGATATTGCCATTACTTATTCTCTAGTTCTTTTACTTTAGCTGTAAGAGTCTCTATTTGTTCTTGTTGTTCTTTAATAGCTTCTACTAATAAACCTACTGTGTTGCCATAACGAATTGCTAAATGTTCCTCATCTTCTAAATCTTTTGCTGTATAAACTGCCTCTGGTAAGACTTTTTCTAAATCTTGTGCTATTAAACCTGTAAGTCTATTACCATCAGATTTTAAATCATAAGTAATACCTTTAAGTTGTTTTACTTTATCTAAAGCATTATCTATGACTTCTATATTTTCTTTTAGCTTTATATCAGAAGGAGAGCCATAAGCTGTGATATTTCCAGATGCAACAAGATTACCCCCACTATCAAGCCTCATCCTTTCTGCTAAAGTGCCACCAGAAGCCTGAGTATAAAAACCTAAATCAACAGCGTCTGTTCCATCCTTTCCAGCTTTTAGTTCTACGACATTACTATTGTTTGCTACTAATAGATTAGCAGCTGAGCTTTGTCCAATTCGGACAGAATTATTAAATATTGCAGCACCTGCATCAGACATATCAAGAGTAAGAGCAGTTATAGTTGAGCCACCATCACTACCCTTGAATAACATATCTTTGTCATCTTGTATTGATTGGATAATAAAGTCCTTAGAACTGGTGCTGTTCATTTGGAATCTTCCATAAGTTGAGCCACCATCTTCTAAATCTATTCTAGTATCTCCATCAAGAAATAATACTCCAGCAACATCTATTCTCATATTTCCAGAAGCGTTTTCAATGCCTCCTGTGACTTTTATTCCCCCTGATACAGTTGCAAACTTTTCTGCATTATCGTAATAAATTTGAGTTCCTGCACTTATAGTAGATTTTAAGTAGTTGTGTCCTAATGCACTTTGTATATCTACTGTGTCAGTTCCTCTCAGAAATAAACCACCCGTTCCTTCATCAGAAATAATACTATTATTACCGTCATGGTAAATTCGTAAATCATCTCCTGCTCCTAATAAAATTTTACTGTTATCCGCAAGGTTTATATCCCCAGAGCCATTAAGAAATACAGCTTTACTTGCAGGTAATGTACAAAATACATCTTTAGTTCCTGCAGAAAAATCAACTGCAGAGTCAGAGTTAGAACTACTAATAATTGTAGTTCTTGCTAATGTATCGGGAGTAGCGTCAGTAACTGTGCCTAAACCAACTTCAAATTCATTTGCCGATTGATGAGCAATACAATAGTAACAAGTATTAGAGTTTCCAACACCTGCTACAAAAGTTTCAAAACCAGTTTCAGCACCTGCTAAATTTATGGTGCCTGTGCCAGTAGAAGTGGTAGTTTCTTTTACCCTATCGTTTAGGACAAGAGCCATGCTCTCCTCCTATGCTATTCTGATAATAGCTGTACTAGCTGCTGCTGCTGGAAACTGAATAGTAAAGTCGCCATTGGTAGAAGTTTTATCTCCACCAAAATCTATACTAGCTACTGATTTATTAGAATCAGAACTGTTATAAATTAAACAACCTCTAGCAGTTATTGTGGCACTACTAAAAGTTAAATCTGCGAAATCTGTAATTGCAGTAGTTCCATCAGCTGACGGAGTAACGTTAGTAAGAGTTCCTCCACCTGCACTATATCCACTACCTGAAACTTCATTACTAGTAGCATAAGCTGTAGTAGCCGCTCCTAAAGTAGCAGAACTTGTAAAAAGTGCTAGTTTATAAGTATCTCCACTACTGTTAGTGAAGTTATGGTCACCAGTTAGTAATTGAGTTTTAAAACTGGTTGTCAAAGTTGAAGTTATTGCCATGTTAAAGCTCCGTTAAAATTTTAGCTAAATCATTATGACCTTGCCTCTTAAGAAGCCCTGTCACTGTTGTCCTATCACTAGTGATAGCTTGTTTCATATAATAAAGGATTGTATTGTAAATAGCTACCTTAAAAGCTTCTGCCTGTTGCCTGACCTCAGGTGTACTATTTTCAGAAATACCACAAATTTTATCTGCACATCTTTGTGCTAGGTACTCCACAGAATGTCCTTTTTCGTTTTCTGTAGCTACTGAAATTTCCCCTAAATTAGAGGTAACTTTTATCTCAAAACTCATGTGTTAGTAGGTACGCCCCTTGGTCTGTCATATCTGTATTCTTCTCTGGTGCCAAGAGCCTCTTGCTCTAATTTTAATTTAAGTAAAGCTTCTTGAAATCTACTTTCGTATGCTTGTACTTCATTTAAAGGCAGTTTTTGGAACAACGCTCCTTCTATAAGTGTGCCATACAATAAAGCATCTCTGGCATTTTCAGAAAGCCATGTTGTGCCACTATCACTACCTGCTGTTAAAGATGCTGGTTCATAAAAATAATGCAGTTCTACGGTGTATGCTGCATCAGGTACAGGACTTACGATAAAGCTATCTTCATCAAACTGAGCATAGTATTTAGGTTTTCCTCTTTTACTAGACGAAGTTGAGTCAGGTTGATGCTCTCTCATAAAACTAACATGCTTAAGTAATAAGTAATCGTACACTCCGCTGTCTACTGTGGCTAAGCTAAAACTTTTTAAATAATCGCTAGGCATAGATAAATATGTATTACCTGCTGTCAAAGTACCTGTTACATTTTTTCTAAATACATTTAAGTTCACACCTTTTAGTATTCTTTCTTCTGCTGTAGTTATGAAAGTAGGTAAAGTGGCTACAAAAGCAGTTTCTTCTGTATCTAAATAATTTTGTACAGTTGTTTTTAGTGTGCCGTAAGTAAAACTCATAGTTAATTATATCATTAAATTTATGGTGTATTCGCTTGTCCGCCCATACCAGAGTGGTTAGTGCAGTAATAATAAAGTGTTGGTGCTCCACCTGCTACAGTTATTTGTGTGTATGCTCCAGCACTGCCCGGAGTACCGCTAGTTGTTACCCCTGTAGTATATTCTGAACCGCTGTTATGTGTACCATCAGATGTTGTTGAAAATCTTAATGGATGTCCAGAGTTACTAGAATCAGATTGGTCAAATCTGTATATACTACCTTCAGACAAATTTAAAGTAGGGTATACAACTCCATCTATGTAGTATCTGTTTGCTCCTGAGTAAGATGCTACAGTGACTGCATATGTAGTTACGTTTGTAGAAAGAGTTGGCGTACCTAATGAACTTGTTGAACTTTGCCCTGTCAAAGCTGTTGTAACACTTGAAGTATCTGGATTAGGTACTACATCTGCTCCCGCTTCTACACTTCCTAGAGTGCTTACTATTCTAAAACCATTGATATTACTACCAATAACATCATCACTAATTACTTTACCACTAAATATTTCTACATCTGTGTTTGGTCTAGGGTCACGTAAAGCTTCTGGGTCAGCTGGTCTATTCTTAGGTTGCAGTTGTGGATGTTTTGTATCAAAACATTGTGGACAAGACTTTATGCCGTCCCATTGTTTTTTAAGTCTTTTTAATTTATATCTTTGACCACATTGGTCACACAGACCATATGCGTATTTTGCCGTAGCGAAACTCATGTTAAGAACCTACAAATTTAGAGCTACCTCCTTCTCTATCCATGAATGCTGCTCTATTAAATTCTTCGTCATAAACTGTTTTTAGATTTGCTAATGCTGCAGGGTTTCTTTTCATAGCTAGGTAATATGCTAGTCCTGCTACCATGCAAGGTATAAATCTAAATACTATTTCCATGTTGTTTGTGTAGTCTCCTGCATCTTGTATTCTAGTCAACGCATTGTAGATTAATGTGTCAGTAGAATTTTCTGGTGTTGGAAACAAATAAATTCTAGGTGTTGTTTGCCTATCTAAGAAATATTGGTTTGGTCTACCTGTACTATCTTTAGACGGTGTATATAAATAGTCAGAACGACTAATTCTACTTAGTTGTATATCGGTACCACTTCTTCTAATTACAGCTTCAGTAATGTCAACTACATCAGTGCCAATGTCTATGTAGTTAGTTCCTGAAGTAACTGTGACTGAGCGTTGTTCTATTGTCCATTGATTAAGTCCACGGTTAGCCCAATCAGCCATCATAATATTTAATGACCTTCTTGCACTTTCTAAATCGTACCCTGTTCTTAATTCAACTCCACAACGCTCATAAGCTTCTTCTATAAGCTCATCAACGCTCAAGTCAAAGGCTGTAGTACCTGAAGTTGCCACTAATTACCCTGTAAAAAATATAGTTACTCTATCTATGTTAGATAGTGTTGCATGTATACCATCTACAAATAGTATCCCATTGTCTGGAATATTTAATGTTTCGGTAGTATCAGCGTTTACAGGTAACACTAATAGTGTTGAACCTGAACTAGTATTTTTAAAAGTAACTGTGCCATCTGAAGACCCACCTGACACTACAAAACCACGAAGCCTTGAACGCTTAGTAGTCATGTCGCCAGTTGAAGTTACGGATGCTGTTACAACATCAGAACCTGTCATTCGTCCTGCCATAGTTAGCTCCTATTATGCAGTTGGTGAGTCAGACGCAATTCCAAAGAATTTTAACGCTACTACTCCACCAGCTCCTGCTGTTCCAGAAATAACTACTTCTACTTCATCAGCTGTTTCAGTAGCTGCAGTTGTAGTACCACCAGACATACCTAAAACTCCGTTGCAAGGGAAAAATCCTTTGAAACCAGTTGAGTTAATAGCTACGGAGATACCATCTACAAAACCATCAGTATCTGCATCAGTACCAATGTCTACTAAATTTACGTTGTTAGCAGCGGCACTAGTTACAGTAATCGCTACACCCATAGGTATAAAGTTTGATGGTATACCTATTGAACTTTCCTTGTGGTCAGTACCTGAAGCAGCAATAGTGATAGAAGTGCTGTAAGTTGAAAGAGTCATCTCATTAGTGAGACCGCCTGAACTATTTTTAATTATAGTTTTAAATCCATTTTCTGAACGAATTGGACCATTGAATGTTGAAGTTGCCATATTAGCTCCTTAAATTACTGCATGTCGATTAAGTCTGCCGAGCCAGTCATACAGTGTTATTCGAATGCTCGGAATATTATTTTATTGTATCAAGTAACTTATTTAAATACCACCTAGCTTTTTCTAGGTCTTCTCTACCGTTTTTCTTTTCGTATCGCCACATGTATTTAAGTATGTTGCCTTTTAAGTAGCCAGAGAAAGCTTTCTCAGACATAGCTGATTGAATAGCGTCAATACATTCTATTGAGCCATCTTTGTAGTGTTTAGGGTTTATTTTGTCCATAGTAAAAGTTGGCGGGTTGAGTGAGAAACCCCCGCCAGAGGTTCCTTAAGTTAAACGACTTGGTTACGCTCCCGGAGAACCGAAGACACATCTTGGGTCAGAGAACCCAAATGAGTATCTTTCTCTAGCTTTGTAACGCACATTACCAGTATCAAAGTCTGCTTCCATAGAAGTTCTGACAGGTGACCTTTCGAACATTTTAAATCCGTTAGGTGCGTCAGTCTTAATAAAGAAAGCATCAGTGTCTGTTAAGTAGTGGTTGACCACGTATCCCTGAGGAATCATGCCCATGTTTCTGATAGCGTTAATATCGTTATCAGAAGTGCCCACTCTTAAGTTAGTTTCAAGCAATCTGTCAGCAGTGAATTGTAGCTCTTTTGGAATAATTAACTTAGTTCCTTGTACAGCTATTTTTAATCCACGTTCGTCAATGAACGCCGCAATGTCAATCAATGCTTGTTCTAAAGAAGTTTCGTTTAAGTCAGCAGCAGTAGAAAGCTCATTTCTAAAGTTACCGCCACCGATAGTTGGGTGGTCAGTAGCACAAAGCTCTTTACCGTCGCCTCCAGCAAAACTGCTGTTGAACGCATTGTTTAAAACTGAGGCTGCTTTAATTTGCTTAGTTGTAGACATACTTCTAGCTAACGCACGAGTGTAACGAGCAGATAACTTGTCATACAAGTTATCTTCAATAGCTTCTTCTGTAATAGAGAAAGCTAATGCCACAGTTTCGTGTGTGTATCTAGCAGTGAAGGATTCTTGAGCAGAGTCAAACGCTACTCCTGAACCTTCAGATTTTACCGGTGCAGCGTCAAAGCCTGAAAGCATCACTTCTTCTTCGAATGCTCTGTCTGAAGACTCAGCGTCGAAAATTTCGGCGTGTTCGTTTTCATACTTGTCATATTCGAGTCCAAAAAGTGCATTTAGTCCGGGTTCTAACTCCTTAACTAATTGTGCTCTTGATATAGCCATTGATTATGTACCTGCTACTGGACCTTTGTAGGCGTGTTCGTTAATTTGAACAATCAAATTAGCGTGTGTACCTGCAATAGTTCCGTTGTTTTCATTGTCCACAACACCAACTACTTTAAGCTGTAAACCTTGAGTAGTTGCTAGTGTGCTTACGTCTAATTCTCTGGATGATAAACCAGTTGTAGTGCTTCCGCCTGTACCGACAGTATCAGCGTTTCTTCCTACAGCAGCTTGAGTAGATGCTGTGTCAGAATCACCTTGTATAGTGAACAACGTGTTGGGGTCGTCATAAATGTAGACCTCAATGTCTCCAGAACTAGCAGTTGTACTAGCTGTGTAGAAATTGCTCCATACAGGACCGTCAGAACTTTGATAGTGGACACCATTAAAAACACCAACAATGTTAGCGTCACTAACACCAGCTTGTTCAATGTAACCGCCGTTAAATTTAACTAAGTCACCTTGATAGATGTTAGAGCCGTAGCCTGATGGGTTGATAAGGTATTTCCTAGCTTGTGGAATAGCACCTGATGGAGATAAACCCTCGTAAGGTTTTAGTCCAAAAGCTGAATCTACATTTGCCATAAAATTATCCTAAATTCAAACAAATTAAAATTATAGAACTTAATCTTTCGATTGAGTTCCGCCAAATGTTACGCGACTCTGTCTATTTTTATTAATAGGCATGGCTTGATGCTCTTCTTTCATCAAATCGTTGTCTACTGACAACATTTGGTCCCTTGTCTTTGCTTTGAAGTATTCACTTCTTTCATCCACAGTTTCCTTAGGAATTCTGCAAAGAATTAGTCCACCTACGCCAATCACTCCTGCATATCTACCTTCATCAAGTGAGGGAGATTCAAAGTCAGGATATTCGTCTGCTCGAACAGGTTCCCAGCCTTCTCTAAGTCTGGCTGACATGTTCTTACGGTCATCATATCCTCTAACCTCTGTTCTCACCCATCTGTGAATATATCCTTCAGGGGGATTAGGTGCATCCAAAGCGGACGGGGGTGCCCAAGGTTTTCTTTCAGAGCTAAGCTCTCTACTCTGGGCTTCGCGTGGTTGACGGTTTGCGTCTTTTTTTCTGTTATCTGCCATATGTTACCTCCACGTTATTTAACATATTTCGCGTACTCTTCAAGTGGCACACCCAATTTTTTAGCTATTGCTACCTGTGAAGGTGTGAGTTTCACAGATTTGCGTCCAGTTTTCGCACCTCTTTTAACTGGTGCTACCGCTTGAACGGGTCGGCTTTTCTGCGAAGAGTCCTCATCATTAAATTTATGAGGAAACTCGTTACGAATTCTGTTATCTACTTCAGTATAATAGTCATCTGTAGTAGGGTCAATTCCTTCATTAACTAAGTCCTCGTGAATTGCAAAAGCAGTCATAGTCATTGCTCTATCTGAACCAAACCAGTCATTGCTGTCAGCCCATTCTTGAGCTTTAGGGTCAGGTGTAGGAGCAGCGTACTCTTGTTGCTGTTGAGGTGCTTCTGGCACTTCAACTTCTGTTTCTGCTGTTTCAGGAACGGCTTTAGTTAACTCAGTAATTCTTTGAGCTTCCACTGCCAATGCCGCAATCTTAGATTGGGCTTCTGTTTGTTTTTCTGTATCGCTTGATTCGTTAGCTAGTCTTAGCTCGTTCTTTGCTCTTTCGGTTTCTGCAGTAATCCTTTGAGCTTCTGCAGTTAGATAGTTTGTATTTAAGTCCGTCGTTCTTGTTTTTAATGATTTATTTTCTTCCTGCATAGACTTAGCAAAAGTAGTAGCAGCTTCTTCTCTACGTTCAGCTTCTCTTAGTTTTGCAGTAAGTTTATTTATGCGGGTTTCAACCTTCTTACTGTATTCTTCATGTTCGGAAGAATCCTCTTCCTCTACAGCTTCTGGTTCTGGGGTAGCTTCCTCTTCAATCACTTCCGTAACTTTAGATTCTTCTAGTTCGACCTCTACTTCATTGCCGTCTGTGTCTAATGGCACTAGCTCTTCAGCTCGGTCTGTGGTCATTTCATTTTGCATGGTACCTCTCCATGTAGTTAAAAGTTATGCAGAATGGACTCGGGTTCTGGCACTACGGCTATAATCTCGTCGTCATTCAGTATCTTTATTTCTCCACCGTCTATGTCGATTCTTGACCCTGCATATCGTGCGAACAATATCCAATCGCCCTTCTTACACCACGGACCTGTGGAAAATCTGTCTCCAGTATACGCTAAACTTCCTACTTTTAAAACATATCCCAGCGTAGTCGCTGCTTGTTGTCTGTCTAAAGTTTCGTTTGCTAACAAGATACCACCTTTGGTTTTTTGTTTAGCCTTATACGGTAAAACTAATATACGCCACCCAGTAGGTTCTGGAAGTTGGTCTATAACACTTTCTTCTAGTTTCTCTGGGTCCAATGATTTGGGGTCGCCTTTCTTTTTGCCACCAACATAGGCTTTATCTAGAATGCCTTCGTCTTCTGACTTAGCTTCCCACTTTTCTTCTAAAGCTGATTTACTCATCTTCTTGCTCCATCCTATCTAATAAAGATTTAATTTCTTCACGCAAGAAGTTTAGTGCTTGGATTTGACCAACTAAGTTCTGATAATGCTCGTGGTTTTCTACACCGCCACTAGCCATTATTTCTTTTATTTGTTCCTCTTTATTAGAGATAGCACGTTGAACTAAGTACGTGAAATTAAGTTCGTCTATGATTTGCCTCCACGTCTATTGCGGTCTCTGTCGACACCAGCTCTTAGGGCGGCAATATCTTCTTGAGATTTTATCTTCTCTTCTTCTAATTCTAATTTTCTTTCAGCTATTTCTTTATCATCTTCATTTTCTTGTTCACGTATATCTAGTTCTTTATTCTTCAGTGCTACTACGCCATCTTCAACATCTAGTATTTCTTCTAGTCTTGGCATAATCTCTTGTAGTGCTCCTAGTTCTGCAGTAGCTACATAGTTTGCCATAGCAGGATTAGGTGGTACTGGTTGTCCTTGGTCCATCATCATTTGTTCTTGTTGCAACTGTTGCATCATGGCTGGGTCTTGCATAGCCATTTCTTGTGCTTCGTTTTGTGCCATTAAGGAAACGTGTTGCAAGATGTGGCTAACTAAACTTTGCACTGCTACAGGATTAGACTTCACAAAATCATTATCTAAGAAAGTCAGGTGCACCTCTATGTGTGTTTGGTGGTCTTGGTCAGGGAATGCGACAAGAGGTACACCTGCTAAAGCGTTTGCGTTTTCCATCACTGGGTCTACTGGACTTGGTGGTGGTGGGTCTGGCATAAATAATTGTTCAACATTTTCTGTACCCAAAGCTTCATACATTCTTCGGTATGCTTCTTTGATATTGTGTATCTCTGGATTGCTTTGTACTAACTGAAGCTCTTGTTGAGCCAGTGATATTCTTTGGGACATAGAGAAGAAGTTAGGGTCACTTACAGGAAGGACATCTACTCTCTCATCAAAATCTGTTTGTTTTACTGTGGCATCAGCCCCCGCCACCAAGTAAGGGTACTCAGGCGGAAGATATTCTGCAAAAAGTCTAGCTAATATTTTAAATTCTGTTTTCTGTGCATAGTGTAATCTTTTGTGCACAGCTGACATGACTCTAGTTCCTTGTTCTAGTAAAGCCATGGTTGTACCTACTGGTAGTTCTTGATTACCTTCACCAATGTTTAGATTAGTAATTGAAGCAAACCTTCTACCAGCATCAACACAAATACCCATTAGTTGTAGTAATGTGCCTGATGGTTCTTTGTATGGTAGTGGTACTAGTGATTCTCTAAGTGCTCCGCCCGGTGCGTCTACATCACGCCATTCTCCCGGCTCTAGTGGAGTCTCGTCGTCCCTGATTCTTAATCCTCTAGCTTTAAAACCTGCTGGTAAGTTAGATAAAGTACCTGCGTCAATTAGTTGTCTTAATGCTGCGGTAGCAGTTTTAGATAAACCACCAATCATGTGGATTAGACCAAAGCCATAGAAACCAAGACCCGGTAAAAACTTGTAGTGTACAAAATAGTTTATTTTTCTTTTGAGGGGGTCGCCTTCTCTGTAGTTTCTACGAATAGATAATACTTCGCCAGAAGTTTGGTCAATGGTTATAACATACGGTAGGTGCATACCGTCTGGGTCTTCGAATCCTGCTAGGTCTAAAGTTGCATGTACTTCTAGTAAGTCATACATCATGTCATTACCAGAAGAAGCAATGCCCTCTAGCTCATCTACTTTTTCTTTTACATCAGAACCTTCATTTACGTAAGCAGGTTTTACATCTATATCTCTATAAGCACCTGCTAGTTGTTGACTACGTATTTCGTTGTGACTCATTTTTACAACTTGAGTAATTCTAGAACAAGTTTCTAGGTCACTAGCTTCGTATGGTATTAGTAAATCTTCTACAGGGATAAAGTGACTGCAAGGTCTTTGCGTCATTGGGTCGTAGTAAACTTTTTTAAATGCAGAACCAGCAAGTGGTAAATAGAAAAGTAGTTGGTCCATCTCTGGTGTGTACTCTTCCATAACAGAAGTTATCTGATAGTTCATAAAGTCCTGCACTCTTGCAGCTTGTTGCTGTACGTCAGGAGTTGCTGCTCCCATAACTTGTGCTTTGACTGGACCTTTTGCTGGTAGTAGTTCTTTGAAAGCTTGTGCTTGGAATTGCGTTACTGCTTCTGATAGTAATGGGTGAGTGACACCTGATGCTCCGGGAAACGGAGTTTCTCTGTCTTCTATTTTAAAACCAAGTAAGTCTAGTCCTTGAATGTAAGTATCTTCCCACTCTTGTCTACTGGCTTTGTCATCTTCATAGCCACTAATCAAGTCGCTACTTAACATATCTAAATCTTGGTCCTCAATAAACTCAGCTAAGTTTGCGTCAAAAGGAATTGCTGGTTCTTGTGGTATGTCTTCTGGGAAGTAGTCTACTTCTGCAGAGCCGTCTGGGGCAAATTCGACATTTACTTCTTCGTCGCCTGTAAGTGGAGAGTCTATTTCAACAAACTCGTCTGCGACATTTTGTGTCGTTGGGTCTTTGTCATAAAGTTGAGAAATGTTCTCAATATTAGTGGGAGTTTTTATTTCGTCTACCATAATCTAGTAATAACTTTTTATTAATCTTGGTTCACGTTCCTCTAGTTTCTCGTCATTATGGAGACCTATGAAACCACCTTGCCTATATCTTAACAAAGCTTGTGTGGTCGAGTCTACTAAATCATCATGGTCGCCAAATGGAAAAGCAGCACACTCTTCTATCAATTCTTCTGCCCAACGTTCCTCAGGAGCGTACACCATACCTGATTCTAGTATTGGTGATACTGCATTTACTCTAGCAACTTTGTCTTGTCCTCTGCTCGGTGTGTAATTTACAACAGGAATTCCCATTTGACGTAGTTCATGTGTTAGTGGCATACCAGATGCCTTGGCTTCTATGATAACTGTGTCTGGTTCCCAGTATTTATACTGTTTTAATGCTTCTTCTTTGAGTTCTGGGAAGTCCCACCGTCCTTTTTTCACGTCCAGTAGCAAAATTGCTGGAGCACTTAGGGTTTCTTCTGGATAAAACACGCACCAAGTAGTGATTGCCGAGTAATCTGCGGTTTCATTCTTAGAAAATGCCGTATCATAGCTTTGAATTACGTATTGCATGTTAGGAATCTGGTCTTTATCCCACTTTTGCCACCATTCACGCTTTAAAATCGCTCCTTCTTCGGAAGTTGGGTTCTGTAACCACTGTGCTGACCACTTTGAGACAGGTAAAGACGCTTTAATACTCTCTAATTCCTCAATACTCCAGAATTCTTTCCATAATGGGTTGCCTGTCTCTGGAAAAATGGCTGGAAACTCTACTACTTCCCACTTATCTGCTTTTGGGTCGCTTTGTGCAGCCAATAATCTACCTGTTAAGTCCTTGGTCGACCATCTAGTCATCACTACGACAATAGAACCACCCGGTTGTAGACGTTGTCTTGGTCCAGAACTGTAATAATCCCAAGCATTGTCTAGTGCTTTTGGTGAAAGTGCGTCTTGTTCCGAGTGAATGTCGTCTAAAACTAGCAAATCCGCACCACGTCCAGTTACTGCACCACCAATACCAGAGTAAAATGCCTCTCCGCCTTTGTTGGTTTCCCACCTTCCTGCTGATTTACTGTCTTGTTTCAGAGAAACATCAGGAAAAACCTGTTTGTATTCTTCCGAGTCAATAATGTCACGCACTTTTCTACCAAAACGAAAGGCTAGTTCTGCGGTGTGGGTGATTTGCATAAGCTTTAGCTTTGGATTTCTGCCAAGCAACCAACTAGGAAAGAAAGTAGAAGCAAATTCTGACTTTGTATGCCTTGGTGGCATGTTGACTATCAGTCTTTTTATCTTGCCATTGGCTACATCTTCTAGTTTTTGAGCAAATATCTTGTGGTGTTCACCTTCAATAAAATCAGACCACATGTGTTTGACATAACGAATGAAGTTATCTTTGCCTTCTCGTTGTAGTGTTTTGGAATCTAGTGCTTCTTTCAAAGCAAGAAACTTTTTAGCTGCGTCAGGATATTGTTCGGCTAGAGTTTCTAGGTCTATGTCTAAGTCTTTACTCATTCTCTTTGCATTCTACTATATTTTTAGCCCACCAATAAAGCTCGTCTTCTTTTAGTGTGTGTTTCATTGTGTTTACTCTAAGACAAACTAGTTGAATGTTCGTTACTAAATAGTCAGTATCTGGGTCTATTCTATCAATAGAAACATTTAAGTCTCTTCTGCCACTGCCATCTTTATGAAAGGTCATAAATAATCCTGTCAAAGCACACCTACCTTTTTGTACTTCCCATAGTTCCAAAACATCTTCTAGTGTTATGTCCCAACCTTTCTTTGTTTTTTCTTTTTTTATTCTTGCATGTTTGAGTTGACCGAAAGAGCGGGTCAGAAATTTTTGTGGAGTTGCACTAGCAGCCTTTCGTCTTACTACATCAACACAAGCTTTGCATTTCGTACTTTGGGATGTGAACTTTTCCAGAGAAATTTCTTTTTTACAATGCGTACATTTTTTGGAAGTAGAAATTTTTTTCTCCATCTGGGACTCCTAGGGTTTATATTACATAAGGGGGGTCCCATATGCAAAGTTTTTGATACCAGAGTTTTTGTGTATATCTTTACTTATATATGTCTGTATATGGATGTTATTCTGTTTGGGGGGGCTCCCCCCTCTGCTCCTATCATAATCAAAGCGACGAGCCGACAGTCGCTTCGCTTCCTTTTATTGTCGGCTCGTCGCTTTGATTACCCCCCTTATTCCCCCCAGTTATATAAGAGCAATCTTATATGATAAAATAATCTAAAAACTTTATGAGATATACTTGCATATTTTACATATTACTGTATCTTATACATATTGATTAACAACTAAACGAGGAAATATGAAATTTACTTTTGTTTTAAAACTTGACCAAGGTGGAGAACTCGCTGGAGTCGAGACTAACTTAACTGAGTTAGTTATAAATGGTGTTGTCGTTGTATCCAATGGCAATGTAAATACAACTGCACTTGAAGAAGTCATGGCTCTTAGAGGCATGGACAATCTTCAATTGCCAAATGGAGATTTAAATTAATGGACAGTAAATCTTTTCAAGACGCAATGGTGGGTAGTGCTTTAGGTAGCATTGCCCAACTTAACGAGAGAAACCTAAGACTTGTCAAAGTGTTTCTTGATAATCAACTTAAAATTATGGAGGAGGAAAAGGAGGAGTCTTAGGACTCCCCTTTTTTTATTATGACCCAATTAGAAATTATAGATTTAATTGAAGAGAAGAAGGCAGAGCGACGAGCGATTAGCAAAGAGATACATAGATTGCAAGAACTTCGACGCGAGATGATTAATGAAAACTTACTTAAATGGTGGAAATAATGGAAACTTACAAAATAGAAAAGGGCATCCCAATCGAGAGTAAACAAGGCAAGATTAAATTTACTGCCGAGTGTATGAAGGTTGGCGATAGCGTACTTATGGAAAGTTATCCAAGGGCAGTGTCTTTGGCAAATGCTCTTAGAAGTCTTAACAAACTACCTGCTTTAAAAATTCAGCCGAATGGCAAAGTCAGAGTTTGGTACAAAGAACCTAAGGTCCAATCATAATAAAAGCGACGAGCCGACAAAGGACACATTAGAAAATAACTGTCGGCTCGTCGCTTTTATGTCAACCCCTTTTTCCCCTTCCATTTTTATAAAAAATATCTTATAATCTAAATTCGATTAACAACATAAGGAGAATATATATGTACGCTTACATTATCCAACCTGACTGTATGAGCATTGCTCAACTAACTACAGACAGTATGGATTTAGATAAACTCTACCAGCTTTTATCAACTGATGTTAAACAAGTCAGAACGATAGATGCAGTTAGAGATTACTCAAATCCTGACAACACCGACATCATTTACATTGATGATGAAGGTTTACTGATTGACGAGAACTACGCTTTTAGTTTTAACGATAACGCCTATTTTGGTAGAGGTATTGTTCTTGGTAATGATGACAAAGGGAATAGCACTTCCCCAATCATGCCGATTGAATACTACATGAAAAGTATTCGCCTACCGAAAGGTGTGATTAAGACAGAGGACTTTTACCACCCCCCTGTATTTGTGCCTCTTGATTAAAGAATGATGTTGTTGTCAATCATGGAAAGGGAGACTTCGGTCTCCCTTTTTCATATCTATTTTTTCTTCTGGGCTACGAAGCAAAACATCCCGAAGCCCAGAAAAATCATAATAAAAGCGACGAGCCAAATCCTAGTCCATTCACTAATTTTTTTATAAGCAAAAGGTCTTCAATACACTATTGCCCGAATGATATGTTGGATAACATATCCTCGTTCAATAGTGTTGGACCTTTTGCTTATAAATTGGCGTTGCTGGTCTTGGAGTTGTCTCGTCGCTTTTACCCCCACAAATCCCCCTTGACATATTATAAGATTTATCCTAATATTTACATATGAATAACACAGTTAGCTTTATGACCTACCAAGATGTTAAGAGGATTAATCAAAGGTCCATTGACGAAGGTAGGAACAGAACAATAACTGATGAGTTCTTTGAGGACTTTCCCGAAGATACTTTGTTCCCAGTCACATTCGAAATGGTCCACAACGATTGTGAAATGAGAGTCAGATTATCTTATGGCATTGGTCATGTAGTTCTGGATATGGGCTTCGACGATTACGCCGAAGGAGTACAACAACAAAACTTAGGAGAGGTGGTATCATGATTTTGAGGAAGTAATTCTCCCAAATAAGTCCTAGGTTCTTAACCTTTAACCCTAGGCAAAGGGGTTGGCGTTCGAAAAGTGAGCCAACCCCTTTTTTTATGCCCATCATTTTTTTCTCCGTAGCTTCGTGCACCGAAAAAATCATAATAAAAGCGACGAGCCAACACTCGTACCTCGTTATATCTTGGCTCGTCGCTTTTATCAACCCCTTTTTCCCCTTGACTTTTTTATGGGACCTATGCCATAATTCATTATTGATTAACAAACAACGAGGTAAATATGAAAAAAATCAAAGGAAAAACTTACGAGTTTTGTGATGTAATAATTGGAAAGAGAATTACTGTTGCAGTAATTTCTTCTGAAGATGATGAATATGGGACTGAAGCAAAAAGTATGATTTGTAAGTTTATCCCTGAAGTTCAAGCTCTTGGATTACCTTCAGCAGATTACAAGAATGAAATTGAAGGCGACTTTGAAAAAGAAATTGACAACTACAAACAAACATTAGCTGGTGGATGTGGTTTTGAATATCTTTTAATCAAAGACGAAAACGGAGAGATAAAAGATTTAGCGTAATTGGTCCCAAACTAAAGGGCGACAACAGAAATGCTGTCGCCCTTTTTTTATGCCCAGCGTTTTTCCCCACGCTTCCCTGCTCCCAAATATCATAATAAAAGCGACGAGCCAACACTCGTTCCTCATTTGCCAGGCATGGCTCGTCGCTTTTATCAACCCCAAAACCCCTTGCTTTTTTATAAGATATATGCCATAATTTATTATCAAATAAATAGGAGAATATAATGCCCTTATCAAGAAAGTATTATATAAAGTTCGCCGATTTATTTGCTGAACACAATAGAGGTGTTTCTGCAGAGTTTCGAAATGATTTCGAAAATCTATTAAAGACGGATAACCCGAGATTTAATAGAGAAAGATTTGCAGACCACATTGCTAAAAATTCACGCGAATAAACCGAGCTTGTTAATCATAAAGCCCGAATGGTTTCGACTGTTCGGGCTTTTTTGCGTTCAGCGACTTGACAACCCATCTTCTCCCACCCCCCTGAACAATCAACAGTGAAGCGACAAGCCAACCCCCCGTCAATCCCCCCAATAATTTTTAATCCTTTGACCAACGTCAGCAAACGAAGTACAGAGATACTTGGACGAAAGACCTTCGTCCAAAAGATTTTCTAGCTCGGACGAAGGAACTAGATAGAGCTGAGATTTTTTGGAGCTTGATTGGACGAGGGACGAAATCAGGATAAAACACGGCGAGTTTTTACGCTGTAAATGGAAAGCAATTTGGTGTGGAGAGATGTTCGGTTTATTACTTTTTATTACTTTCAATTCAACAGTAAAGAGTTGCCCATTTTTAGTTGTGCCTAACAAATCGGGAACACCCTGAGATGCCCAAGACTCAAGGCGTAGCCATTGAAATTCTTTAAGATTTTTCTTGACTTGTTGCCAAAAATTACTCTCACTTTTTGCCATGTAATAAGAAGTATATATTACTGTTAAAAATAAAGTTGCTTTTATGAGATATTTTTGGTACTTTATACATATTAATTAACGCTATCAAAGGAGAAGATATGACAGCAAGGAGTAAAACAATAGTAGAAGGTAATGAATTCTACACAAATGAGTACGAAACACTAATAGTAAATCAAAAGGAAGCAGAAACTTTCCAAGATTGGATTTACGAAAACATGACTGCTCTTTACGAACTAAAACTCAATTACGAAATACACCCAATGAGGAATGGTACATTCACAATAAATTGGTGGGGAAGTGAGTTTGCTAGTATCGAAGACATCTTAAGTGGGGAGATAGAATTATGAGCCACGCATTACAAGGAGAAATAAATTACATAGTTGAAATACTAGAAGAGCATACTTTTGGAGATAATGTAGAAATTGAAAATGTAGGCATTGATGCAAGACTTGTCTATGTTCAAAAATCTAGTGAATGGATTTTTATGAACTACAAAACCAATAAATTTATAAACGACTGCTATCTGGAAGATGTTTTACGCCAATTATCTGATGAAATGATAAGGGAATTACACAAGGTTGTTTTAAAGGAGTTTGCCCTATGACCATTTCAACAATATCAGAAGCATTTGAAATTGTGAAAGAAGCAGTAGATAAAGCAGATAACCAAGCATTCTTAGTGGAGTCTAGCTTAGAGTATGAGAAATCATCTGAAAAGAGATACCACGCTTTGAATATAATAAAAAACAGATTAAATATATAAGGAGAAAATATGTCTGATAAACAAATAATAAGTTGGAGTCTACGCATACATAGAGAAGATAATACTGAGGAGAATATTACTGATATTCCTGATTGGTGTGCTTCTGTAGTAGATGAGTTTTTAACTAAGTTGGAGAACGAAGATGAGTAAAGTAATGAAGAAATATGTTTTTGAAATAACTTACGAAGTAGTTGAAGAAATAGTTGTTGAAGCAAATAACTATGAAGAAGCAGAAGTAAAAATAGAAGAAGGCGAAGGAGAAGTCCTAAACGAAGATAAATACGAATGGGATTTTAAATGTATAAAAATGCCTGAAAACTTAGGGGAAGAGAACAATGCCTGAAATAGTAGAGATATTAGATAAATACAATGTAGATGATTTTGATGATGTGCTAATCAAAATTATTCAAACTTTTGTAGAACAAAGAGAAATCAGAACAGAGGAAAAAAATGACGATTGAAGCAAAATGGAAAACAAAAGAAAAACCTATGTATGTGCAAACATACTATTCTCAATGCCTTGAGTTTAAAGTGGATTGGGACGAGTTGGGGATAGATTATGATGATGTAGAGCAGATGTATGTCAAGTATGCGACTTTGTATATCTATCTTAAAGACGGTCAAGAAATTAAAGTTGAGGGCTACCATGAGTTTGACATAGATTGGAAACACCCCGACAAAAGTTATGTCTATGACGAAAACATGAATGAATTGGGGGAGATATGAAACTATACCAAATTGATTATATAAATTCTTATGGCGAAACAGAATTTGTTGCTCTTACAGATAATCCTGACGAATGGTTAAAAGAAAATAATGAACAAAGGATTGGGGACGGAGAAGAGCCAGAAGAACTAGATGACTTTCAAATTTTTGAAGTAGATTTATGGCTTTATAACAAGGAGAACTTATGAAAGTAAAGAAACTTATTAGAATGTTAAAAACTTTTGACAAGGATAGTGATGTACAAATCTACGTTTTAGAAAATGGTGGAGATTTAGTACACGCAAACATAGAAAGCATTTTAGATACAGAAATAGGTTGTGAACTTACTGTGCAAAAAGAAGAGGAAGCATGAAATACAAACAGATAAAAGTAGATAGGGAAACCAAACAACCTGACAAATATTATAGAGTAAATGGTATTGGCAAAAAAATTTGGTACAACGAAGGTCTGCCATTTGGTATTCGCACTATTAAAATAGGGAAAGATAATTTGGAGTCTATTGAAGATACAGAATGGTTTTCGACTTTATGGGAAAGAGATTTTGTCTTTTGGAAATATCAGAAATGGATAAAGGAGAACGCATGAGTATAAAGCTAACACACAAAAGAACAAGTAAGGAATTAGAAACAGCTTTAGCAGTTGTTAAATGTCTAATTGGAGTTGCTAATAATCAAATTAAATCAGAGCCAGAAGAAGAAAGGTGGCAAGAAGAATTGGATAACTTATTAGAAGTAGAATTTTTAATGGAATGTTCAGAAGATTTTTATTACGAAGATTAAAGGAGAAAGCATGAGTAAAGAAAAAGATTATCAATATGTAAGTGTTTCTAATATTACATTTCATTTGTCTGATGATGAAGGAAATATATTAAAAAACAAAGATGGAACTATTAAAGAGTTTTATTTTAAAGGCAGATTAAAACCTTTGGAATATCTTTGTGAAGATATGACTATTGAAGATTTAGAGGAAGCATGAAATACAAAGCAGGTATGAAAGTTAGATTAGAAGACCAAGTCTTTGAAGTTATTGATGAATGTGATAACTGCAAAGAAGGTTGGGAAACTATGCAACGAGATAGTGGTATTGAAGTACAACAAATTTGTCAGGAATGCGACGGCTTAGTAGACGGCAGTACAACGTATCAGTTTCAAAAAGAAGACGGCTACATAATCATAATAGGAGAAAACAATGGCTAAAACTAAAAAACAAATAACAATGATTGAAAAGGTGTATCACACTTACGAAGTTGAATGTGATACTTACGAAAAAGGAGTTGAAAAGATTATAAATGGAGAGGTTTCACAATCAACACCATTAAAAGTTGATTTAAGGACTCGTTGCATGTATTTACCAGACGGCACAGAAGTAGAGTATGAGTTTTATGATGAAAATTGGAACCAATTATAATAGGAGAAAACAAATGATAGATTGGAATAAGATAGACAAGATAAATACTTGTGATGAAAAGTTTCACGACTTTGATAACTTAACTGATGAAGAAAAACTAGCAACGTGCATAGAAAGAGATTGTTATAGAGATGAAGAAGGTGGAGTCTATATCGGTGGTAGTGATGATGCTTGTTTCACAGATGAACAAGGACAAGCCATGTTCTTTGATGACGAAAAGTATTTAAGAGAACTGCCTTTTATTATAGACGGCAGGGAATTTTATGATAATAATTTATAAATGGAGAAAATAAATGAGGTCAGCAACAGAAGAAGATTTAAGAGAAATAGCAGAGGAACTAAACGACATTTATGGCTTCTCTACAAGAGATAATCATGGAGAGTATTTTTGCGAAGATAACTTATACAATGTCGCTATCTTAAAAAGCTACACGCCTGATTGTCCAGCTTGGTCAGGAGATATTGCTTTAGTTGTTCACGGTATGTCTTGTTGTAAAGATATTCTTTATAAAATAGAAGGCAAGTGGACATGGATAGAAAGCATGAACGAAGGTCAATACGACTACAACAAAGAATTAATTTAAGGAGAAAGAATGAACATTTTTTACTTTGATGATTGTCCCGTTTTATCAGCAGAAGCACAACCCGATAAAATGCTAGTGAAGATGCCCTTAGAAACAGCACAGATGTTATGCACAGCACACAGAGAATTAGACGGCGACGAATACGCAGATAGAGTTGGACTCTACAAAACTGCATACAAAAATCATCCTTGTACCATTTGGGCAAGAGAGTCAAGTTCTAATTATTGGTGGTTGGTATACCATTTCTTAGCATTGAGCGACGAATATAAATATAGATATGGTAGAGAACATGCTAGTTATCTAAAACTTCAAAAACCTTTATGTGTAAGACCTAGAAATATAAAAGTAGGTAGTATGACAACAGTTGCACAAGCCATGCCCGACAAGTACAAACATAAAGACCCTATCGTTGCTTATCGCAGATACTGTATCCACGAGAAAACTTATGCAAAGTGGGAAAAAGGAAGGGACAAGCCAAAATGGTGGACTACATGATAAAAAATGTAATCATCTTTGTTATGGGAATAATCCTTTTGCTTTTCGTATATAATTTAGAAATCTATTTAGTATGAAAACTTATATTCATGTAAATCAACACAAGATACGAGCCAACAAGAAACACGGCACGGACGAGCCCGTCATCACTATTAAGAAAGGAAAAACAAATACTTATTGCCATGAGGTCAAGATACTTTCATCTGCAACAGTAAAGTACGGTGGCAACGACAAGCCCCTTTTAAATTGTGGGGCTAGAGTAGTAATAGAAACAGAAGGAGAAGTTGAGGTGGTAAGATGACCATATCAAAGCACAACGGGAAACTTACTCCAGAACAGCTACAGAAAATAAGGAACGCTTTAAAAAGGAGAGGTAAGTTATGAACTACAAAATAAACGAAACTTGTATAGAAGGTTATGAAGGCGACAAGCTAGTATCACTTCTTTACATAAGTTGCCCTGTATCAAGAAGTAAAATTATTCTACAGTACGAAAAAGAAGGAATTTTAGTAAAGTGAAAGAAAGATTTATTCACGTTATTGCAGTTTTCATAGAAGGAGAGTTGAGCTATGTACAAACTTTTGACAGCTTAGCTACAGCAGAGCTTTTTATCGACAGCTTACCCATAAAATTACAAAATCAAATATCTGATGTACCTATAACCGACAGCTTGTTCGTTCAAGACAATGGTTATAGACATTTCATAACCCTTCTAAATGACATTGATGGCGACATTGCCATACCTTCTGTTCTTCAATAGTTGAAAACCCCACGCTACATATTCGGACATACCAGCGACTCGCTTGGGATGGTAAGTTGGTATTGGAAAAACGACAAGGCAAATATATGGAAAACCTACAAGCCCCAGCTACAAGATGTTGGGATACTTGACAAGCTTTCTAAAGAGGACGAGCGACAAGCTCAAAAAGAAATATACGAAGATATTATGGGTCGAGAATATCCGAAGAAGGTGGCTCAACCAGTTGTGCGTTCTCGATTTCGAGCATAGGTTTGTAATCTAATACTAGTTCTCTCATTTTCTTTTTAAGTTCTACTTCACTCAACGACTCCAAAGACCCGGTTCTAACTTCTTTTCTTTCTACATACAGTCCTGCTGCACGACCTCTTTGTGTCTCAGCTGCGACGGCAGCCGTGTAGTTGCCTTTTTCTAACGCAGCGTCGCGTATCTCAGCAAGTTTCTTGACATGCCTACCAAAAGTCACGTTGTATTTTTGATTTACTTGAGTCTGTAATTCTTCTATGTATTTACAAACTTCAGGATATTTTTGTGGATTAGTTAGTTCAGAGGCTCTGACCCGAGCAGAAGACTTGGAGTAACCAGCCGACAAGGCACACTCTTCTTTAGTTTTGCTACCGTCATTCATTACGAATTCTTCAGCAAACTTCTTTTGACTAGCAGTTAGTTGTTTTGCCATGTGGGAATGATACCCTAAAACTAGGCAGTATTGCTACTGCCTAGCCTCAATCACCAAAGGAGAAATTTTAGGAAAGATTGATACTGTAATTATAAGACTTTTCATATAAAAATCTACATAATTCGCCTAAGGTCTACCTAAGGTCACAGAAATGAGGTAAAAACCCTTTAAGGACAGGGTCTACAGCTTAACCTAAGGTCATAAGGTCATTTTCTTGCAAAATTTTGATAGTTCTTTTGTATTTTTTGTAAATTCTCACCTTAGGAATTAGGTTTTATACTATTTATGTCTATATAGGAAAGGGTTTTTAAGGCTTTTTTACCTAATTTCTACCTAATTTCTGCAGTTTTTTGACCTTAGGTCCTTGGTCCGTGGTCCTTCGTCCCTAAACCTTTGATTTATAATGATAAATTGTAAAAGATTGGTCTTCAACGTTGGTTATTTTGCGGACAGTGCCATGCGGCTCAGACCTTTTTGTCTTTCTATAAGCGTCTTCAAATGATAAGCAGTTGTGTACTCGACGGGTAATTATTTTGCCATCAAGTTCTATTTCTGCTTCGTATTCAACATCTAAAAAGTGCACAGGATACCTAGACTTATGATAAGCCAAAAGATTTTGAGGGTCGTTTTTAGCGTAAATGTCTAATTTTGAAACCTTGAGCTGCATTTCTTAGGTTTATTAGTTTACGTTCTAACTCTGTGAGTTCACTCCAATAAGAAGAAACTATCTCAAAGTCGTATCTGCCGCAACCTTTACACCTTTTGTGTCCAAATTGTGTCGTCGAACACACTCCAGTACAAGGGCTATCAGCCAAATTAGACACTGACCCATCTAATCTCAATGTCATGTGTCAGATTATCTACGAAAAGTGTTGTATTGTCTATAATATTTGTTATAGAATTGCAGGGTTAATTGATAAATACTCCCCTAGGGGCAGAGCTGATTTTTTTCATATTTCTCCCTCGGCTTTGCCCCATCTAACTAATAACCATAATACATACGTCTTTTATGTTTATTCATAGTGCTAAACTTCACATTGCGTTTGCCCTGTGAAGTCTTTTTGTATTTAGCTCGGGAGATGTGGAGCTTCTGCTCTTTGCGGACAGCCATTAGTCTTTGTAGACGTAGCCTCCGGCTTTTAAATTTTCCGGTACTTGCAAACTAAAGTTACGGTTTACGAGTCCTTCTTCTTGTGCTTTTTTAAGTAATCTTTGAGCGTTGTTGGTTAGATTAGTACCTTCTATAAAGTCTGGACTAGCTACATCATCTGCACTAGCCGCTGCTCTTTTTTTCATGCCTTCTTTAAACATACTCATAAGAGTGGCTTCAACATCCTCAGTGCTTTTAAAACCTTTGAGTAAGTCAAAAGCATCATCTAAAGCATCAGTGCCTTTGGCTAGGGCTGCACCTACCTTCATAGGTAAGCCGACTATCAAACCTGTACCAGCCATGAGCATATCTCCCATGCCCATAGGTTCTTTGCCCATCATTCTACGTACTTCGGGAGCCATAGGAGTCATGTCGCCTATAGTTGTAATTACATTTCTAGCTTTTTCTGCTTTGAGTGGACCCATCATTCTGTCCAACATGCCTAAGGAAGCTATGCCTGTTTGGTCTGCGGTTTGTGCCATGTCTGTACCAGTTTATTTATTATTCGTTTAGCGTTTATTGTAGCAGATAATTGCAAGATTGCTCTTTTTTTGGCATTACGCATTTCTACTACATCTTCTTCCGGGTTCTCTGTGCAGTAGACTTCTACGTCAAACTCATTGACTTTACGTAACATATTTTGATAGTGGCGAGTTGTATATTTCATCTCTTAATCCTACTATACCTTTACCTACGAAACCACCGAGTTTCATTCCTCTAAACACAGTTTTCATTTTAAAACCAGAAGGTGTGCTGTCATCTCTAACTCTAAATGGTTCTAAAGGCAAGAGATAAGCAGTTCTTATACCTTCAAGATTGTTTTTTGCTATGTTATATTCTAAGTTAGACTCTTTAAAACGATTTATTAAATCTTCTTTTATACTACGGTGATAATTTTCAGCTACTGACTCAATCTGGTTTTCAGTAGGGTTGGCTGTATTGTCAGGAACACCCTCACCATAATTAACTATTTGTAACTCCACGCCATTTTGCTCTGCTATGTTTTGCAGCTCATTTCTAGCTCTGTCAAAGTTTTCATGTGCTCCATGTTTCTGTCCATACTTTTCATTTACATATCTAGTTGGTACTAAAATGTGAGATACATTCGGGTCACCAAGTTCAATGGCTTCTTTTAACATCATACGCACAGATTTTTTAGTATAAGACTGACCCAAACCTTCTCTCATTGGTGTTGAACCAAATTCATTTTGTCCAATACCCACGTAAGGAGTTTCAAAAGTAGATTTTGTCGTGTTACTAACAATTTCCTTAACGTCATCAAACGTTTCGTCCATTTGGTCTAATTCATCTGCTTTAGTTATAGCTTTGTAAAAAGGGTCGTTTTTTAAAGCTGCTATTAATGGTATTGCAGGAGTATAATTTTCAAAATCTTTAACCGCTTTGACCCAGTTACCCCATATTCTTTTTGCTTCTTTTGCCACTTCTTTCGGATTGTCTCTATTTAATTCTGGGCTAGGCAGTACAGATTTTAAAAATTTATAAGGTGGTAAATCTTTTTCTCTGTTTATTCTTTTGAGAAAATCATCTGCATCTTCTCTTAATAAAGGTCGATTGCCTTGTATAGTATCTAAAATCATTGCATGAAAGAAAAAGTTTTTAATAGCTGAGTTGTTTGTTTTTTCAAAACTTAAACTGTTACCCGTAAAATTAAGGTCATTAGTTAACCAACTATAAATATTTTCCACAAAATTGTAGTCAATATATTTAGACGAACTAATATCTTCTGTAGTGTCCAGAACTGCCACAGCACCAATTATTTCTCTTAATCCTTTTAAATTATCTGGAGACAAAGTTAAAGCTGCTCCATACATATTCATTAAATCGTTTATAGACTTGCTTCTAGAAATACGCGTATGTAAAAGATTTGACGCTCCTAGGTCAGTCTGACCTGTATAGTTATCAGGGCTTCCTAAAGGTCTGGAACCTACCACCCTATTATTTATAGCTTCATCAGAAAGCTCATGTGCATTTGGAAAAACTCCATTAAAAGCAGACATCTGTGAAGAATCTAAGAAATTATTTAATTTATCCATATTAGTTCTAATTCCATCTGGGTCGACATCACCATATACTTGACCCAGATGAGCGACATCAATTACATCATCTAAAAATGTATCTATTTCTCTAAGAACTATTTTCTGCTCTGGTGTTGGTGCAGAAGCTCCCATACCACGTTTCTCTCGAAACTTTTCAATTACGTAGCTTTCAAATTGAGCATCTGCATCTCTGTATTCCTCTATCCCTGCTCGTTGTGAATTTATTCCATCAACAATTTCGTCTATGTCTGCAGGAGATTCATTTGGCAACAGTTTTTTAAGACTTTCTTTTACTTTATCTATCATTATTGGAAAAGTGGCTTCTGTTAGTCTGGTGACGTTTTCACCTCTAAAATATTCAGAATCATTTTGAGATTCATTTAAAGTTTTGACACCAGTTACATCATCTATTGGTTGTTGAGTTCGGTAGTCCCTTAACATTAACTCACCAACGTTAGCTACTATTTGATAATGCCTTGACCAAAATCTACCCGGAGGGTGCCCTCCCATTTTGTACTGATTTCTATTGGCTCCATCTTGAGATTTATCAGCATATTTATCATTCATTCTGCCAAGGTCATAACTATCATTCATTGACATTTGTTTTATTGTTTCATTTTTACTTTTTGCGTAATCGTTAAACAAATGTATTGTGTAATAATCATCAGCTAAGTCAGCTAATTCACCGTCTACGTTGTGACCTATTTCATATAACATTCCCGCACTAATATTACGTGGACCTGTTGAGGCTCTAGATACTGTCATTAAAGTTTTATTTGCATCATTATTTAAAAGAAGCTCTAGCTCTTCTTTAGTTACTGGTCTATTATCTGCAGCTCTTTGAATTAAAAGATTAGCTATGTTTGTGTCTACAATTTCTTTCCTTGCTTCGTTATAAAAATCTTGGTTAATGTCTGGGTTGTTATTAGCTCCAAATAACTCTCTGGCAGTCAATGACCTATCTTCAGATTTTCTTTGTACTTTAGTTCTTGGTTGACCTTGTTCATCAAGTATTGGTTGTCCATCTCTTCCTAGTATTGGAATTTCTTTACCGCCTGAATCTGTTGGGTAGATTGGTTTTTCTTGCTTGTGTGGAGTTACTAAAAATTTAAGCATCTCTTTAGAATCGTAAGGTCTACCGGGAACTAGCTTTTGTATGTTCTCATTTATAAAGTAAGTAGACATAAATACTGGATTGACAGGTGTAGCAAAAGGTCTATTACCAGCTTCTTTTATGGCAACTTCTGCCATTACATCACCATATTCTTGAAGACCTAATCTATCCACTACTTGAAATAGTTCCGGAGAAGTTCTTTCTAAAAACTCCCAATAGTCAGGTTTAGATACGTCTTGGTTTCTACCTATTTTTACTGCCGCATTGGGCTCATATCTTTCTTTTAAAGCTAATTGTTTTATAGCGTTGGTTAAAAAGCCAAAGTTTTGAGTAAAAGCACGTGAACTTGAAACATTATTTTGCACTTGTGCTACTATTCTTTCTTTAACTTGGTCTGGAGGCACTGGACCATCTTCTGCACTACCTCTAAACTCAGCCGGGTGTTCTTCCATATACGATTTAGTGTTGTATTTTACGCTATTCGTTATTCCGTCTAATACATTAAGGTCTTCATCATTTAAAACTTGATTTGTTTTATCTCGTAGTTCTTGAGCAAGTCCGGGGTTTGTTGTACCTACTTCTTGTAGAGCACTATCTATTATTTCGTTAAGTTCGGTATTTACAATATCCACTATTTCTTGGTCATCAACATAACTACGGATAAAAGCCTCATCAAAGTCTCTTTGAATTTCTTTTCTGGTTCTAAAATATTTAGCTTTGCTAAAATTATCAGTTATGATTTTTTCCGCAGATTCTCTTATAGCTGGATTAGTAACATAATTATCAAAAGCATCTATAACTTCTTGTCTTAGAGCTTCTTGTAGCTTATTGAAAGATGTGCCATCAGGTTCAGAGGGAAGAGAAAAATAATTTACTCTGTCGTTTAAAAACTTATAAGTATTAATTCCTGTAGTCATATCATTAAATACTCCTTGCAGTGTTTTCATGTCCATTGTGTAACGCATAAATGTTTGGTCAGCAAGTGGATTAAAAGTTTCTGTATAAATTTGAGCTATAAGTTCTTGGTTTTCTTTATTATCTTTAAAAATTTTTCTTAGTTTTTTTACTAATGGCTTATTGAAAAAACCTCCTAGACTTTCAAATTCAGGATAGTCACTTAGTCTTTTGACTCTCGCTGTTTCTACGTCACTGCCGTATCCAGCATCTTCAATATTCTCAGTTATAATCAAGTTTCCAAAATAATCATTTAACTGCGTTATAAAGTCTTTTGCTTTAGAACCTAATTCTTGTCTTCTAAAATCTAGGTCTGCATAGTTATTTGTAAAAGTAGTTGCTATCGGGAAAGTGTTTATTATTCTATTAAACTCTAGTTCTGCTGTACCTCTGTCAACGTATTTTTTAAGAACTTTATTCATTACCGGCGTAAGTCTTCTTTCAACATCAAGATTGTCTGGATTATCCATATCATATTCTGAATTTAAAACTAAACCTAAATTTCGACTTCCGGTTTCTGGGCTATACTTATCTGTTAAAAAACTGTAATTAAAATAATCATTAAGTCCTTGAATAACTACTGCTTGTTCATCTGGAGTTCTTTGATACCTCTGTCCTGTTTTATCTTCGTAATAAGTTAAATTTAAATCTAGCTCTAAACCACTATAACTTTTGTCTTTAGCCCAAGTTTGTTTTGCTAATATAAGTTGTGTTTCTATTGGAGTTAAATTTTCGTTTTTATCTAGAGTCCTTCGAAGTTCACGGTACTCTTCACTGTTAGTTATGTTTGTTACCGGGGGCAAGTCTCTTAAAGCATTTATATCTCCCGTTGACAAAATTTCCTTACCTGCTCTTGCTCCTGTTGGTAAAGCTTGAGTTATATCTAAATTAGGATAAAGACTAGCAATTTCTTGGGCTTCTTCAATAGCACTTTGTATTGCTGTAGCAATTGTTGCTCGTTGATAACCGCGTAAATAATTTAAGTCTTCAATGGCATCAATAATTTTAACAACTTTATTATTAGCGTACTGTTCATCAAGAGCATTGTTAAGAGATTCTTGTTGTTCATTTGATAAACTTTCTAATGGATTTTCAAAAGGATTTACATTAGTAATTAAACCTAAGTTAAAGGCTAGTTGTGCTGGGGTGGTTGGGATTAGGTCTTCTCTAGTTAAGTTACCGCCCCCTAAACCTAATTCTCTATCTAACCTATTTAGATAATCTATTGGAGACTCTGTGTCAGTTCTACTAACATCATAATCTACTCCACTACCTCTAAAAACATTTTTCTGTCTTTTCAAATCTTCATATTTTGGTTGACCTTTTATCAGCTTTATCCCAGTAATATCTATGTTTTCATCTTTAAATTGAGCATCTTGTGGTTCGAAGTTCTTAAATTTACTTAAACCCCCAGCAACATCAAAAACTGCATTAATACCCCCACCAGTACCTGCTCCAATAATACCTTCACCCAAAGCATCTCTTAAATTTACCTCAAAACCATTTTTAGTAAATGCTGTAGTTCCTGTTTGTTCTACAAGAGATTGAGCACCCTCTGTAAGACCTTCTTCTAAAACTCCTCTAGTAGTCCTGCTCATGTTTCCGGGGATACCAAACTTAGATACGCTGTTTAGTCTCGCAATGTTTTGTGCACCAAGAGAACCTAAAAGAGAACTAATAGCAGTTGTAGGTGCTATTGCTTTCCAATCTTCTAAAGTAGGCTCTTCTCTACCTTCATTTCTAGCTCTTTCATAAGCAGTTGGTCCAAGTATTTGCAATGCTTCAAATAAAACTGGAGCGGCAAAAGCTCCTACACCTGCTCCAATAGGACCAGCTACAGCTGCTCCAACACCAGCTCCTGCTACTCTGGTAGCAACATTTCCAGCTAAACTTCCTAACTGTTCTACAACAGCTCTAGGTAAATACTCCCAACCATAATTTATGCCATTACCCTGCATAAATTTTTCTGCAGCGGAGATATAGTTTTCGGGCTCTTCTGTTAAATCTCTAAGAAATTTTTCGGTGTCGTTAAAACCAAATGACTTGAAAGTATCTGCTATTCTTTCAAGCGGTTGGTCTAGACCAAACTGTAAAGCTTTGCCAAACCTAGTTAAAATGTCGTCGTTGTCAATAGCCGACTTTTCTTCTACTTCATCTACCATTAGTGTAATAATTCTGCTTTTTTATCTAAAAAAGAATCTAGCATATCTTCGTTCTGCAACATCATGTACCACAACATAGTAATAATAACGTCTTTGTCTAGTCTTTCCGAAGAGTGTAGTGATGCTAAATGAACAAGTAATACTGTGACCATATCCCAAGCTTCCGCTCCAGTTTCAGTTCTTACTTCATTTAGAACAGGCTTGGTCTTTTCTATGGCAGATGCAACTTTATCATTCACACCAAACTCAGCTAGTATTTCATCTGGTTTAAGTGCCATGATTTAATTATACATCTATTCAAACCATTGGCGAACTTCTCCGAGTATTTGATTACTGATGTCTACTTTTTTTAAAAGAGAGTCAAGTATTTTTTCATCAACAGTATTTTTAGATACTAAATCTATGTAAGTACAACTGTGGTTTTGACCTATACGGTGTATTCTGTCTTCTGCTTGTATTCTTAACTCTAAGTCATAACTGTTTGAATAAAAGATTAGAACTTTTGCTTCTGTAAGTGTAATACCTCTACCACCAGTATGAGGATTTGATATAAAATACTTTAAATCGCTTTCCGGGTCCTGAAAGCGTGAAATTATATTTTGACGTTCATTTTGAGGAGTTTGACCATAATATGTCGCTACTGATTCTATTCCGTGTTTTCTTGCTATTTCTGCCTGTAATCTTTCTATGTCTGTCTGGAATACTGCAAATATCACAACCTTACCATCCGTCTCTTCCAGTATATCCAATACCGCCTGTAGTCGATTATTTTTCAGATGTATTACCTGACCATCATCATCTCTCAGACTACCAGCAACAACCTGTTGTAGTCTCATCAGTTGAGTCAGTGCATTAACAGAAGAGAAAGTTGTACCTTCTATCTCCATGATAGCTCTTTGTTTCATTTGTACGTAAGCTTTTAGTTGTTCGTCAGATAAATCTACATACCTTTTGGTATACACCTTCTCTGGCAAATCAAGACAGTCTTCTTTCCTAAATCTAATAGAAAAGTTTTTTAGTTGGTCTTGTAGCTCATCTAGACGTTGATAACCTATGACATGGTCAAAACTATGTGAGCCTAATCTTTTTCTTTGCGTTATTGCATATCTTGCTTGAAACGCATAGAAACTACTGTAGCCCAAAAGTTCTGGGCTTAAGAAAAAACATTGTGAGTAAAGGTCTAGTGGTGCTTTTGTTATTGGGAAACCTGTAAGTATTCTTCTGTAGTCTGCTAGGGGTGCCAACTTAATTAAGTTTTTAGTACGTTTGGCTTTTGGATTTTTTATAGTTGTGGACTCATCTATAACTAGCATGGTGTCATGTGTAACCATAAAGTGTTCTACATGTTTGCAACCTTTATCTGTAGCTAGTGCTTCTACATTTATAAGAAAGATATTTAATTTACCCGTGCTATCTTCTTCTACCATTCTTTTGAAGTCCTTGGTCCACCGTTGTGTGTGGTTCGGTTGCCATACTAGGACCTCTCTTTCTACGTCATCAGGTAAATGTTTATCTATCTCATTACGTCCCCAGTTATCTAATACACCTTTTGGTGCTACAATAACGGCACCAGAAATTTTTTCTTCTTTAAAAAGAATGGCAATATTATCAAGTAGTATTTTTGACTTACCTAAACCCATCTCCAAAAACAAAGCATACAAATTTTCATTTGCACTTAGCTTTAATGTGTCTATTTGATGTTGGTAAGGTTCTGTTTTAAAATTATATTCTTCGATATTCATAAGATTTCTCCTTCGTTGTTAAAATATTTTATAATTTGTCTTGACTCATATTATAGAATAGTAATAGAATGTGCACAAGATGAAGAAAGGAGAAATAATTCAGGTCCACGTAGAAGCTCTCGATAACGAACACATTGTATTTTACAAGTTAAACAGAGTCACACAAATCGTAGGCGGATTCCCAACCTTAAATGATGCTCTTGAGTATGTGTATTACCACATGCCCGAGAAGTTTCTCTTCAATCCTATTCAAGTTGTCAGTGTCGAAGACACTACAGAAGTAGTTTTTCAACCTGACGAAAAACTACAGAAGAAACTTGATGATAATAAACCGACTAACGTAATACCATTTAAGAGGAAATAACATGTCCATAGAAACTTTATTTGAAGAAGCGTCAGAAAGAAAAGTAGAAAGTCTTACTGACGGTAATGTAAAAGACATATCTAATTTATGTCAGGAACTTTTAGTCTTGCAAGGCAAGATAGGTTCCAAAGAGCAAGAGTTAAAAACTCTAAAGCAAAAAGAGAAAGAATTATCTGAACAGATAATACCTAGTAAATTGGAAGAGTTTGGTGTCCTAGACATCAAACTTGCTGACGGCTCTCGTATATCCGCTGAACCTTTTTACGCCGCACGTATCACAGCTGAGAAGACTGATGATGCTCACCAATGGCTACGAGATAATGGTCACGGCGATATTATAAAGAACGTCGTGTCTGTTTCTTTTGGTCGCGGTGAAGATGACCGTGCAAAAAAAGTGATGACCGAACTATTTGAGCAAGGCTTAGACGCTGAGCAAAAAGAGAGCGTTCATCCTAGTACCTTGAAAGCTTTTGCAAGAGAGCAAATTGAAGGTGCTAATCAGGTGTTTGACCAAAAAGCTAGAGAATTGTTCTCTATCTATGAGGGCAAACGAACTAAAATTGTCAAATAACGAGGAACGAAAAAATGGCAAATAAGAAAGAAAGTAACGGCAATGGTACCTCCATTGTTTCAATGTTTGAACAAGTAGCTGAAACTGGTTTTGGTGAAGTTCAAGCCGAAGACCTCCGTACTCCGCGTATATCTATTATTCAGGCGTTGTCTCCACAAAGGAAGAAAGACAGCTCTGAGTATCAGCCAGACGCAGAGGAAGGAGATATATTTTTCTCAGGTACGAATACCGTGGTAAACGGTAGTGAAGGACTTGGTTTTATACCAGTATGGTATGACAAAACCTTAGTCGAATGGAAGCTACGTGAGAAAGGTGGTGGTCTTGTGAATGTGCATGGCTCTAACTCTGACATCATCAACCGTTGTCAGCGTGATAGTCAAGGTAGACTGATTACTCCTTCGGGAGAAACTCAGATTACCACTACGGCTAATCACTATGGGTTTGCACTTATTGATGGCGTACCTACAAAGTGTGTAATTAATATGACTGGTTCACAGTTAAAACACTCTAGGTACTTTAATACTTTGATACAAGGTACAAAGATTGAGGGTTCGAAAGGGTTATTTACCCCGCCTTCTTACTCTCACGTGTACAGTCTCAAAACTCAACCTGAGTCTAATGACCGTGGGTCTTGGTATTCCTACGACATTTCTCAAGACAGACCGTTGAATGAAAAAGAAGCGGAACTGTTTAATGAGGCAAAAGACTTTGCGGAGTTTTGTGCAGGTGGCGGTATGAATTCGATTGGTGGTCCTTCGAGTTCTGCTGCGATAGAAGATAAATCTAGTAAGACTGAAGAAACCGGTCTTTACTAGTTAATCTGTGCGAGAGGTTTAGCCAATCTAAACTTCTCGCACCACTTTATCAAAGGAGTTATGGAACAAGCAGAGAAGCTACATCAAATATTTTTAGGATTAGAAAGAGCATACGGAATATATGAGATTACAGGGTCCAAAAATACAGCAAAAGGCGTTAAGAAAGACGGCAGAGGTAGAACTGTGCAAGAGCCTATGACAGTAGATTTGTGGCAACAACACTTAGAGGGTAATAAGTCCATTGGCGTTATACCTCTTAGAGATGATGAGAATTGTAAGTGGGGGTGCATAGATATAGATGAGTACCCCATAGATATTAAGAACATAATAAAACAAGTAGAAGAAATGAATTTACCATTGATACCTTGCTCAACTAAGTCAGGCGGTGTGCACTTGTTTCTATTTACTAAAGAACCCGTACCCGCAATAAAGATACAAAGCAAGTTAGAAGAGATAGCTGCAGCTATGGGTAGAACGGGAGATGAGATTTTTCCAAAACAGTATCAATGGTCAGACCAACTACCAAAAGAAAGACAAACTGGTAATTGGTTGAACATGCCATACTTTGCAGGAGAAGATACAACTAGATATGGTTTGGACAAAGAAGCCAACTCTTTGTCAGTAGATGAGTTTATAGAAGCAGTAGAAAAGAAATCTATTACAGAGAAAAAATTAGATGAGATAGTCCCGGTCAAAAAGTCTAGGAGAAAACTAATTGCAAAAGATACTGATGATATTTGGACCCAAGCACCACCTTGTTTAGTGCATATGAAACTAAATGGTGTGCCTGAGGGTTGTCGTAACGTTGCTTTGTTTTCGTATGGTGTGTTCTTCAAAAAAGTGCATCCTGAGAGTGAAGAATGGAAGGACAAACTACACGAAACTAACAAGAAAGTGTGCTCTCGACCGCTCTCTCACAGTGAAATCACAGCATTAATACAGAGTTTAGAAACGTCAGATTACAAGTATCAATGCAGTCAACCACCACTTGTAGACTTCTGTCAGAGTGGTATTTGTGTCACAAGAAGGTTTGGTATTGATGCTTCTGAAAGAGACCCTGTGTTTGGTGGTCTGAGAAAGTATCTTACTGACCCACCACTATGGCATTTAGATATGGACGGTCAAACAATAGTATTAGAAACAAAACAATTACATAACTTTTCAATGTTCCAACAAAGATGTATGGAAGTATTAAA